TCACAGCTCGCCGCGCTGCCACCGTTCGTACTCATCATCAAGCATCGCCGGATCAACCGTCCGGGCCCGCACCGACTTCACCCAGGCCCCAGCGAGTTCGCCGAACACCTCCATGTTGGCGAAGTCCAGCTGCCCGTCCACCGTGAACAGGGCGAGCAGCGCATCGGCCGTCTCCTGCCCGTGGTCGCAGTCCGGACAGAGCACCGCTTCCCGCAAGCCGGTCACATCCTTTCCCCGGGCGTTGCGCCAGCTGTGCGGGTAGCGGACGGCGAGCAGCGTGGTACCGCCGCAGCGCGGGCACGGCGGTAGGTCGGCCAGACGGAGCTCTGTCTCCTCGTCTGGCTCGGTCACGCCACGCCGATCCAGGCGTCGGGCCCGAACGTGCCCTTCACGTCGGAGGCCACCGACGTCGGGTCGACCAGGTAGCCGAGTTCGTAGACGACGGTCTTGTCGGGGGTGCGGACCTGGAGACGGACGGGGCTCTCTCCCCGGTGCGCGGAGAGGATTCCCTTGAGCTTTTGGACGGTGGGCGGGTTGACCTGGTGGGCGCGCAAGAACAACTGGACCGGGGGGCGGCCGCCGTTCTCGGCGGAGGACACGTCGAGTTCCTGGAGTTCCTGGCCGATGATGTTCATCGTGCCGTCCCGGTCCTGGGAGCGGCCGGTGACGGACACCACGGTGTCCGCGATCAGGGCGTGTCCCACGAGCTGGTAGGTGGCCGGGAAGAAGCAGACCTCGATCTGTCCGTCACGGTCGGCGAGCTGGATCAGGGCCCAGTTATTGCCCTGCTTGGTCACTTTCCGCTCGACGTTGGTGATCAGGCCGGCGAGTTTGACCTGGCGTTCCTGGCCGGACTCGATGATGTCGTTGATGGTGGTGTCTCGGTTGCGGGACAGAACGTGTTCGGTGCCGTCCAGCGGGTGGGCGGAGACGTACAGGCCGAGCATCTCCCGCTCGGTGGCGAGCAGGATTTTGCGGGGCCACTCGGTCTCGTCGATCGGGAAGTCCAGCCCGAACGCGGGGGTGTCGCTGTCGCTGCCGCCGAGTCCGGCGAAGAGGTCATCCTGCCCGTAGGCCTCGGCCTTCTTCACCGGGATGACCGCGTCGATCGCGGGCTCGTGGGCGGCAGACAGGCCCTTGCGGGTGTGCCCGAGGGAGTCGAACGCGCCGGCCTTGATCAAAGATTCGACGGCTCGTTTGTTCAGGGCGGCGATTTCGGCCTTGTCGAGGAAGTCGGGGAAGGAGGTGTATTTCCCCTTCGACTTGCGTGTGGTGACCAGGGACTCGATGACGCCCTCGCCGACGTTGCGGACCGATTTCAGGCCGAACCGGACGTCGTCGCCGACGGCGGTGAACTCGGCCACGGACTCGTTCACGTCGGGCTGGAGCACGTTCACGCCGGCCTTGCGGGCATCGGCGAGATACAGCCCGGCCTTGTCCTTGTCGTCGCCCACCGACGTGAGCAGCGCGGCCATGTACTCGGCGGGGAAGTTCGCCTTGAGGTAGGCCGTCCAGAACGACACCAGGCCGTATCCGGCGGTGTGTGACTTGTTGAACGCGTAGCCGGAGAACGGCAGCATGACGTCCCAGAGCGCCTTGGTGGCTTCCTCCGAGTAGCCGTTCTTGCCGATCATGCCGGACGAGAACTTGTCCCACTCAGCAGCCAGCACCTCGGGCTTCTTCTTACCCATGGCGCGGCGCAGCAGGTCGGCGCCACCGAGCGTGTAACCGGCGAGCTGCCGGGCCACGGCCATGATCTGCTCTTGGTAAACGAGCAGGTGGAAGGTGGTACCGAGGATGGGCTCCAGCGGGTCGCGGAGCTCGGGGTGGATCGGTGCGATCTCCTGGCGGCCGTTCTTGCGGTGCGCGTAGTTGGTGTGCGCGTTCGCCGCCATCGGGCCCGGCCGGTAGAGCGCGAGGGCTGCGGCGATGTCTTCGAAGCGGGTGGGCTCCATCAGCTTGAGCAGTGTGCGCATTCCCGCGCCGTCGAGCTGGAAGATGCCGTACGTCTCGCCGCTGGCCAGCAGCTCGTACGTTCTCTTGTCGTCCAGCGGGATCGTCTCGGTGGACAGGTTGATCCCGCGGTTCTCTCGCACGTTCTCGATGGCCTGGTCGATCACGCCCAGGTTCCGCAGCCCGAGGAAGTCCATCTTGACCAGCCCCATGTTCTCGCAACTGGGGTAGTCGAAGCCGGTGATCTTGACGCCGTCCTTGGCCCGCATGTGGAGCGGGATACGGTCGGTGAGCTTGGTCTTGGACAGAATGACTGCGGCCGCGTGGACGCCGGTGCCGCGGATCAGGCCCTCGACGCCCTTGGCTCCATCCACGACCTTCTTGACGTCCGGCTCATTCTCGTACAGGGCGCGGATCTCGCCGGCCTCCCCGTACCGCTTGTCGCTCGGGTCGAAGATCCCGTCGATCGAGATCGACTTGCCCATCACGTCCGGCGGCAGCGCCTTGGTGATCCGCTCGCCGTGGGCGAAGGGGTAGGCGAGGATACGGCTCGTGTCCTTGATCGCGTTCTTGGCCTTGAGCTTGCCGAAGGTGTTCACCATGGCGGTGTACTCGTCGCCGTACTTCTCCACGACGTAGCGCACCATGCGGTCGCGCTGGCGGTCGTCGAAGTCGAGGTCGACATCCGGGGGGTTGATGCGCTCGGGGTTCAGGAACCGCTCGAACAGCAGCCCGTGTTCCAGAGGGCACAGCTCGGTGATGCGGGTCGCGTAGGCGACGATGGATCCGGTCGCCGAGCCACGGCCCGGTCCGACCGGCACCTTGTTGTCACGGGCGTACTTGCAGATGTCCGCGACGACGAGGAAGTACGAGGAGAAGCCCATGGGGCCGATGACGGTCATCTCCGTCTCGAACCGCTCCAGGACCTGGTCCGGGATGGGCGAGCCGTAGCGCATCTCCAGGCCCTTGAGGGTCTCCTTGCGCAGCCACGACTCCTGGGTCTCGCCCTCGGGGACATCCGGGAAGTCCGGCATCTCGTCCTTGTGGTCGAAGACCTCGTCGTAGGACTCGATGCGCTCGGCGATCAGCAGGGTGTTGTCGCAGGCCTCGGGAATCTCGGAGAACAGCTCCCGCATCTGCGCTGCGGTCTTCAGGTAGTAGCCGGTGCCGCTGAACCGGAACCGGTTCGGGTCGGCCTTGTTCTTGCCCACGCCGATGCACAGCAGGTTGTCGTGCGCGTCCGCGTGCTCTTCGAGGACGTAGTGCGCGTCGTTCGTGGCCAGCAGCGGGATATTCAAGTCTTTGGCCAAGCGCAGCAGGTCGCCGCGGACATTGCGTTCCAGGTCCAGGCCGTGGTCCATCAGCTCCAGGAAGTAGTTCTCCTTGCCGAGAATGTCCTGGTAGGCGGCCGCGACCTCGCGCGCCTCGTCGTACTGGTTCAGCCGCAGCCGGGTCTGGATCGCACCTGAGGGGCAGCCGGTCGTCCCGATGATCCCTCCGGCGTGCTCGGAGATCAGCTCCATGTCCATGCGCGGCTTGCCTGCTGGGAACTGGCCCGTGTACGACGCCTCGGTGGAGAGCAGCATCAGGTTCCGCAGGCCCTCGACGTTGCGGGCCCACATCGTCATGTGGGTGAAGCGGCCGCCGCCGGACACGTCTTTGGAGCCTTCGCCGTCGTCGGACATGGCCCGCTGACCGCCGGGGCCCCAGAACTCCTGCTTGCGGTTGCGTCGCCCGGACGGTGCGACGTACGCCTCAATCCCGATGATCGGCTTGACGCCGTCGAATCCCTTGGCCACCTGCTGGAACTCATAGGCACCGAACATGTTGCCGTGATCACTCATGGCGATGGCGGGCATGCCCTGACGCGCGACTTCGGTGAACATCGGCTTGAGCCGCTGGGCGCCGTCAAGCATCGAATATTCGGTGTGATTGTGCAGGTGAACAAAGCTGTCGGACACCGGGCAGGCACCTCCGAGGCGGGTCGTGGGAAGCCTCCACCCTATCTCCCGCCCCACCCGTGACGGGCCTCGTTCCGACCCCCGGAACATGATCATCGGCCCGGCTTCCCGATGGCCTCGCACTATCACCCAAAGTTGTCAGTGGCACTCCCTAGGTAGCCACCGGGGGCATGATTCACGCCGCCCCAAGCCTGGCGCTGCCAGGCCTCACACCGCTGATCAGCGCTCCTTGATCCTCTTCTTGACCGTGGCGCGGGACACCCCGAACGCGTTCGCCAGCGACTGGATCGACTCGCCGGCGTCGTACCGAGCCACGATTTCCGCGTCAGGCAAGTCCATCCGACGATGCCCCACCGGCCGCCGCACTCCCGACTCCGTGAGCCGCAGGGCGATCGTGTGGCGGCTGACCCCCAGACTCTTGGCGATCATCTGGATCTCCTGCCGCTCGTCCAGATAGAGCTGGCAGATCTCTGCATTGCTCAGAGGCAGCTTCTTGCGCGGCCCGCGTACGGGCACCTCGTGGCGCTTCAGCACCCGGAAGACTGCCCGTTCACCGACGCCCAGCTCCAGACCGATCTTCGAGGCGGTCTCACCTTCGAGGTAGCGGTCGATGATGTCCTGTGCCAGGGCATCGCTCCTGCGCTGGGCATCGCCCGCTGTCATCGTTCCTATCCTGGCCTCTACGACAGCGCTGGTGCTGTCGCAGAGGCCAGGATAGGAGCAAGGCCAGCGCAGCCCCTCGTGTAGTTGATCAACGGGTGAGCAAGGCACCCGCCTCACCCGCCCCGTTTGACGTAACGAAGACGAGGGCTGGCGCGTCTCCCACAGTAAACAGGCCCTTGGAGCGGGCTTCGGTTCTTCATGGGAGAGGTCAGCACGTGACCGTAGAGCCCACCGTCCGTTCCCTCAACCGCGTCCAGCACCCCCACACCTGGGTGGTCGCTACCGAGATCGTCGTCAACGACTCCGTGGCCCGAATCGCCGACTTCCGCGGCTCCTTCCGAGCAGCGCATCGACGCCCTGGACACCCACTGCCGGGCCGGCACCGCAGCCCGGGAGATGCTCCAGGAAGCCCCCCGCCTCGCCGCGATCATCGTTCCGGTGGGCGGCGGAGGACTCGCAGCCGGGTCGGCGCTTGCCGCCACCGCCCACAACCCGCGCCTTCGGGTCATCGGGGTAGAACCCGCTGGTGCCGATGACACCCGCCGCGGATCATCACCCTCACCACTCCTTTGAAAATCGCGGACGGCCTCGGTCACAGCGAGCCCGCCCGCATACCGTTCGAAATCAACAGGCGGCTGCTCACCGACGTGGTCGCCGTGCCCGACGCCGGGATCACGGACACCATGGCGTCGCCGTCGACCGCACCCGTGTCGGGCGTTGGATTCGCCGCGGAGAGTGTCCGCGTCACCCTGTTCCGCGGGTCCTGGCGAACCTCCTCAACGAGCACTTACACACCGTGTTTACGCCGACCAGCCTTGGCCTCGTACGCGGGCACCCCATGCGCATCACGCTGGATAAGGATGACCACGCAGCTCTCCTCCGTGGTGCGGCTGCCTCCAACGTCGCGCCGGAGGACTACACCCGTCGAGTCCTGCGCGCGGCGCTGGAGAGCAGAACGCTGCAGCTAAACGGTGAACAAGCTTGTATGGCCGCCGGGGTGGCCGAATCTGTGCCTCATCAGCCCGGAACCGCGTTGCGTGTGCAACTCCCATTGGGTAGAACTTGAATCTTGCCCACGGAGACTTGGGCTGCGGGACCCCACCGGCTGACGCCCGGTGGGCGGGGATGGGGGAGCGGGGAGTTTGCGGTGACGGGGTGGGATGTGAGTCCGTCTGGTGTTCAGGGTGCGCTGAAGAAGACGGCGGTGTCGGCGGAGGGTTTGTCGACGGCGGGGACGAATCTGAGTGACACGTTGCCGCGTACGGCGACCGCTGCGGGCACGGTTGCGGCCGGGTATACCGGTCCGGCGCTGGCGACCGGTCCGGTCGCGGCGGCACTGGGTGAGTTCATGCAGCACTGGCAGAAGGACCTTCGGTACGTCGTGGAGCGCACGGGCAAGTCCTTGACCGGGGCGGCCGAGGCGACCAACGAGTACGTCAAGGGCGATCTGGAGATGGCTGCGCAGGCACAGCACACTGCTGCGGAGGAGCCGACACCTGCTCCGCCGGGGTTCTCGGGGAAGCGGGCCGGCAGTGAGTGACCCCGAAGCGATCGTGCCCTCGGGTATCCCCCAGTTCACCGGCGACCTGGACAGCCTGGACATCGACACGCTGCTCCTGAGTACGGAGGCCGGGGCATTTCGCGATGCCGGAGCGGGCATCCACTCCAACTTCCAGGGTGTGGCGGCGTTCTACAAGGCGCCGGAGGCGGACCAGTTGTTCGCCACGACCGCGCCGGTGGCCGCGAAGACCGCCGCCTTCGCGGACAACTTGGAGAAGGTGTCCGGTGCGCTGAGCGCCTACAGCCAGGAAGTACGGCCGCTGGCGAAGAAGCTCGAAGACCTGCAACGACAGGCGTTCGCGTTCACCGCGAGCATCGAGGGCGACGACCACTGGCGGCGCAACGAGACGAAGCGGGACCGCAACGACGGCCTCAAAGACGAGGTCCAGGCCACCTTGCAGGCGTTCTACGAAGCCGAGATCGCCTGCCACAACAAGATCACCGCTTTGGTGGGCGGCAGCACCCTGGTCCTGGGCAAACTCAGCGGCGGGCAGATGTTGCCCAAGGGCACCAGCGCGTACGGGGCCAGTGCCGACGACCTCAACCACCTGGACAACGCCCCCTGGGGCAACTACGCGGAGCCCGAATACACCGGCCTCAGCTGGCTTTGGCACCAGGGCAAGAGCTTCGTATGGGACGGCTTCATCGTCGACGGGGTCTGGGGCACCGTCAAGGGCATCGACATCCTGCTCGGCTGCGATGGGTGGGACGCGGCCGGCGAGGCCTGGAAGGGCCTGGCCAAGGTCGCCACGGGCCTGGCCATCGTCATGACTCCAGGCGCCCGCGAACTCTTCTTGAGCACCCCTGACAGCATGATGCCCAAGTGGTTCCGCGATTCCCGCACCGCGCTCAAGGAGACCGGCAAGGCCCTGATCGCCTACGACGAGTGGGGCAAGAACCCGGCCCGCGCGGCGGGCGGGGTCGCCTTCAACGTGCTGACAACTGTCTTCACCGACGGTGCCGGCGCGGCGGCCAAGGGCGGCGCGGTCGCCAAGACCGTCTCCGTCCTGGGCAAGGTAGGACGCGTCGTCGACCCCATGACGTACGTCTTCACGGCAGGCAAGTTCGGCGTCGTCAAGGTCGCCGATGTGTTCAAGGGCCTCAAGGGCCTGTCCATCGGCCCGCTCGCGGACGCCGCCCACCTCACCCACGACCCCAACGTCCCCCACGTCACCGACACCTACGCCGAATGGTCCGACGGCACCAAGCTCTCCTTCAAGGACGGCGAGTACACCGTCACACGCCCCAACGGCACCAAGGTCACGGCCCACGCGGAAATGTCCGCAGACGACCTGGCACGACTGCGCCACTCCACCACTTCGGACCCGGTCCTCACCGAGCCCAAGAATCCTGCCCTGGCAGGGGCGGGGCACATAGCCGACGGCCTCGGACACGGGAGTTCGCGTGCAATTGGGGGGACGGCCCATGACCTGGGACATGGGCCGTCTGCTGGTCATGAGCCGCCCAGTGGCCATAACTCCGGCACTAGCGCGATCGGCCACGGCACCGACGCGGGCCACCCGACCGGTGGCGGCTTGGGCAGCGGTGCGGGTTCGCACACGCCGTCTGGTGGAGGCGGTTCACACACGCCTTCCGGTGGCGGTGGTCATGGCGACACCCCGGGTACGGGTGCCGGTAGCCACTCGGAGAGCGCCCATGGCGGCGACGGGGCCCACGGCAGTAACGCGGGCGGCGACCATCATGCCTCCGATTCCGCCGATCACGGATCCGGTAACGGTGGCCACGGCCAGGCGGAGAAGCACACGTCCGGCGAGCGTGCGAACGAGCCGATTCCGGAGTTGACGGTTGAGGAGCGGGCCGGGCACTGGGGTCACCTGGAAGAGGTAGAGAAGCGGGCTCCAGAACTATTCGACCACCTCAAGCACGACCCGGATCACAGAAGCAAGATCACTGAGGATTCGATGGACGAGGCCCGGGTCGGCCTCGACCTGCGGGAGCAGGGGCGCCTCCCGGCGGACATCCGCCGCCCAGAGGTAGCCGATAAGGGTGAGTTCTATTCCGAGACCACTGGTAAGTACTATGACATCAAGGGTATCCATTCCTTCTGGCCTCCATTCAACAATGTGCGCAATCCGGCGCTTCTCGCCCGCCCGTTCCCGGGCGCGTACAACCCGGCAAGGCATGCCCAGACCTGGGTGGAAACTTTTACCGAGCAGATTGACGATTTGCATCGCGTAGTCATTGTTGACGTCCGGAACGCGGATCAAGCGGCGATCGACAGCATCAAGGGCATTATTGAAATCCACGGTTGGGGAGATCATGTCATCTGGTACCCGTAAGAAATGGGAGCCGAAGACGCTCCCTACTGACCCTGAGGCGACGCGCCAGTTGCAGGAATGGATGGCCGAGGAGGGTTCCAGCCTTTTCGGCATCGAGCACGACTTCCGAGGTGCGGACCTGTCGGGCGGAGACTTCACGAGCTCGTGGTTCACCCAGGCGGTCTTGGCGGGTGTGCGGCTAGCGGGAGCGAGTTTCTACCGCGCCGACCTTCAGTCAGCGGATCTCACCGGTGCGGATCTCACCGGCGCCGACCTCGTCAGGGCGAATCTTGACGAGGCCGTGCTCCGTTCGGCGCGGCTCGACGGCGCCGACATGGTCAAGGCCTCGCTGCACGGCGTCGATGCGTCGGGAGCGAGCTTCAGAGGAACAAGGGTCATGGGGGCTTCGCTCTTCCGCGTCGATCTGAGGGGAGCGGACCTGACCGACGCGGTCTTGTTCCACAACAGCTTCAGGGTCAAAGTCGACGACGCTACGGTGGTGCGTGGCCTGACAGGCACCGTTTTCGGGCCGATCACGTTCTTCAGTGGCGAATCCTCCCGAGAGCTGGCCGGCACGGAACTCGAGGCGTGGATCGGTGAGCGGGGTGGGCAGGTTGAAGTGATCGCTCCGGGCAGCCCCCAGCAGTAGGCGGGCGTTCCCCTCCCGGAACCCGCGACCCTCACAGTGGGTGACCGGCCCCAACTGGAGCGGCTGCGCGACTCGTTCGACTTGCCAGGACTCAAGATGGGCGTGATCCCCGACCGCACCCAACTCGACATCTATCCCGGCAACTCGTTCAGCATCTTCGACGGCAAACGAGTCGAACTTGAGAACTTAGGCGACAACCCCACCCACACCGACCGTCAGCAGGTCACCGCCTACCAACGGGCCTTCGAGCTGCTGGCTCGTGGTGCTGTGTACGGAGACGAGGCACGCACCTTGATTCAAACCGAGCTGGGTGCGCTGTAGAACTCGCCTCCGGAAATCCCCCGTCGGCCGTCGGCTGGGTGTAACAGATCCCGGCTGCTCGACGTAATGCTCTGTGAAAGGGGTTGGCCTTTGTGTCAACCCCACCAGGGACATGGCGCGGAGGCATGGGTGACAACTGCTACTGCTCCCCTTTCACCGGGAGCGGGACGAGCTTTCTGGCAGGAATCGTTGTTCCCGTCGACGCCCGCTCCGGCGTCACAAGCCCCGGTGGGGAAGGTGGAGACGAAGACAGCGCCGCCGTTGCCGCCCGCTCAGTCCGGCGTGCCGCCCAAGGACCTCTCACACACCTGGGTCGTCGCCGCGGAGATCCAGGTAGCGCAACGGGTCGCTGGCATCGCTGACTTCCGCGGCAGCTTCAAGGCCACGGCCGGACAGCGCGTTGATGCTCTGGAGGTGTACTGCAAGGGCTGCCGGCGCCCGTATGACGAGGTCAAGGGCCGGGACTGCGCTGAGAAGGTCGACAACAGGCATCTCATCGGCGGAGACCAGTCCGTCAGGGCGAAGCGGCGGGTTCCTGCACCGGGGCCCGGGGCGAAGATCATCCGGGGCGGCACGATCCAGCGCCGCGGCATCGCGGCTTACGTGTCCGGGGTTTCGCGACCCCGCTGAGGACGGGACACAAACCCCAGGTGCCGTTCACGGTGCTTCGGTGACTACTCAGCCTCCGCCCTCCAAGTGGGCGATAGCCCGTGAACTCGTCGGCCTGCTGCTCCTCCCCGTCGGCGCGTTCGCCGTGCTGTTCACGCTGGCTGAGCTGAGCGTCGTCCACCTCGTCCTCGCGCTGATGGCGGCCGTGGCGGGGGTGGCCGTCACCGGAGGGCTCATCGCCGGCACCTCGACGACACAGCTTCAACGCAGGGTCGGAGCCACTGTCGCTATCGGCGGATACGTATCTCTAACCGTCTGCGCCTTCCTCTTCTGGCACCCGCTGGGGAACCTCGCCTGCGCCTCCGCGCTGATCGCGGCCGGGGCATGGCTGACCAGTGAGGGCAGGGCCTGATGCCGCGCCAGTTCCTGCCCAGCCTCCGCACCCTCCTCCAGTCCCGGACGACCGCGCCTCCCCCCGAGACCAAATCCGCCGGGCTGCCCGGCAACTCCTACGTTTCCATGACGTTCGCGGAGACCACCACGGCATGGGGCACTGAGGGTCGCGCCGAGAACTGGGACCTCGACCGGGTCATCAGCGAGGGCTACGAGCGCAGCATCTGGACGTTCAAGAGCGTGGAGGCGATCTCCAAGCACCCGGGGGCGCTCCGGGTCGAGATCGGACGGGGCGGTGATGAGCGGCAGTTCGCGGAGACCCTCACCGACCATCCGCTACTGCGGGTGCTGAATGTGAGGGCGAACCCGCTGGAGACCGCGGCGGTGTTCAAGAAGCGGCTCAGTGCTCAACTCCTGCTCTCCAAAAAGGGCGTGTTCGTCGAGATCACTCGCAGCCGCGCGGGCACGATCACCCGCCTCGACCTGCTGCCGCCCAATCGGGTCAATCCGGTTCCTGATCCGCACGGCGACTATCTCAGCCACTTCGAGTTCACCACCTACGACGGCCGGGTTCGTGAACTGGAGCCGAGCCGCGTCGTGTGGCTGCGCGACCCGCACCCGACCGATCCGTTCAGTGGGGTCACCCCGCTTGAGGCCGCGGGCCTGTCCGTCGATCTGGATGTGAAGTCGCGCCTGTACAACATTTCGTTCATCGACAACGATGCGCGCCCGTCCGGCCTCGTTGGCATCGACGTCGACGGTCTCGACCAGCGCGAGATAGACCGTATTCAGCAGCGGTTTGCACCCGGCGCGCAGCATGCCGGTGAAACCGTTGTGATCGGCAGCGGTCCGGGCGGCCTCAACTATGTCGACACCAGTACGCGGCCGCGCGACATGGCCTACGAGACGACGTCGAAGACCGCCAAGGACGAGATCCTCGCTGCTTTCGGCGTTGCGGAATCCATCATCGGGAACGCCAGCGAGCGGACGTACGCGAATGCCGACCGCGAGGAATGGAATTTCTGGCAGCACACCGAACTGCCGCACTTGGCGTTGATCGCCTCCGGGTTCGACCTGGACTTGGACGACGGCTGGACGGTGCGCTTCAACACCTCCCCCGTTGAGGCTCTGGAGTATCCGCGCCGTCAGCGGCGCGAGGAAGCCCGCGCCGAGTGGAACGCCGGGCTGATCACCGTGGACGAGTACCGCGAGATTGCCGGGCGGCGGCCTTTCAACGTCCCCCACACCCGCGCCCTGTGGATCAGCCCCCAGAAGGCTCCCGTCCCCGCGAACGAGCAGGACGCGGCCGCGCTCGGTGTTGCCCAGGACCCGGCTGCGGGCGCGCTGCCCGGAATGCCTGGCGGACAGCCAGCTGCCCTCGCTGCTGCAACCACAACGAACGAGGGTACGGCGGCCGAGACAGTCGCAGCGGCCCACGAGAGCCCCGCCACCGGCAGTGCGGTCGCCGATGTCGCCGAAGCCCGAGACGACTTGGGTACCGAGGGCGGCTCGGCCGCCGCTGTCGTTGCGCAGGCACGGGACGGCATTCCGCTGGCCCTGCCCGGCGATGCCGCTGATGACGTGACCGCCGCCCGCGCGAGCACCACGGCGGCGCAGACAAGGCCGGGTGATGCCGCCGCCGACGTGGAGTCGGCGCGCTCCCCTGAACACAAGGCTCTTCCCGGCCCCGAGGATTCCGGCGGCTACGAGGTCACCGACAGCGACTTTGATACAGCGACCGTCGCGGTCACTGCCGCGCTCACCGCGCTCCTGGCCCGGCAGGAAGGAGTCGTCATCGCCCGTCTTCATGCCCCCAAGACCCGTAAGCACACCCGCTACTGGGAACCGGACGGGGAGCAGGACCTGCGCCGCGGGGACGCCCTGATTGACGTTCAACGCGTGGTTGGGGCCTCGCGTTGGGCCGAGGAAGCCACCAGCACTCTGATCCCGATCCTTCAGCACACCTCGGCCACCACCGCCTCCACCGCCAGTGCGGCGCTGACTGGACAGCGCACTGTCCCCCCAGTTGCGGCCGGCGCCGCGGCGGCAGCCGCAGCCATGGCCGGGCAATCGATCAGCGCGCTGCTCACTGACCTTGCTCAGGCCCTCGACGACGCCCAGCACGAGGAAGCCACCATCGACGAACTCGCCACCGCAGTCGCCGAGTTCTACCGTGCCACCACACCCGGTCTGGTGGCAGGCCTCGCCGAGTCCTGCGCCGTGGCCACCGTCAACGGGGCAACCGACGCCGCTGCCGAACACTCAGGCCATGGGGTGCTGCGCACCTGGATCACCCGCGGCGACGACCGCGTACGGGCCGCCCACCGCGCCATGAATGGCACCACCCTGCCTGTCGGTAGCCCCTTCACCGCTGACGGTGCCACTCTGCGTTACCCCGGCGACCCGTTCGCCCCCCTCGCTCTCACCATCAACTGCCGCTGCCGCCTGCACTACCGCACCGGCCCCGTCGCCAAGGAGACGGCCGAGACGATGTAGCTGACGAACCGAACGGCCTGCACGGTTCAGCAAGAATGATCTCGGCCGGGATGGTCCAGGACTTCAGCGCGCGACCTTAACCACGTGCGGCCTGCATGGTCCGCGCCATGCTGAATCGCACCGCCTCCCCGGTCGGCCTGAGCCTGAGTCGCGCGCTTGAGACCAAGTCCGTACGACAGCCGTGGAATCCTGCCCTGCACCCGAGGGACAGCAAGGGCCGGTTCATTGAGACCGGTGGAGTTGCGAGGTTGTGGTCGGGCAAGCTCGCCCGGGTCGTGCGCGCGCTCCCGCGAGACCGCGTACTCGTTCAGGACCAGGCGTCCGACGGCACGTTCACGGGACGCCGCCACAGCACCAATGCCCGGTGGATCACCATGGTGGCGCGCCCTGACGGCAGCGCCCCCACAAAGAACCAGAGCAAGGTGGAGGCCGAGGACGCCCGCCGTGGCACGGACGATCGGCGTGGCCTCGGCCTGTCCCGCGACGACCACGGTGACCCCGCCACCCCCGACAAGCCGCACACCGTCGACGACGAAGGCACCGACATCGGCGCCGACGACGGGAACGGCCCGGACAACAGCGACGACCAGGACGAGCCCGAAGACGGGCACCACGAGGTCGCCACCGGGGCGCTCCCGAACCACAAGGCCAAGAGCGGGGCCCGGTTCGAGGACACCGCAGCGGTACGCCGCCACTTCCTCAGCCTGGCCCAGCAGCCCGGCGTAAACGCTCCGGCGCTGCGGCGCCTGGCCGGAGATGAGGATCTGCAGATCACGCCAACGGGCGGCCTGGTCACCACACGGGACGACTCCAACGGCCGCTGGTACCTCACCTCGACGGGAACGGGCGGCTATCTCGGCGTCGGCGACTTCGCCACCCGTGCCGAGGCCGCGGCCGTGGGCGAGTACGTTCAGGACAACGTCCGCAACGGGCACATCATGCCGGGCGAATTCAACGAGCCCTTCGACTTCTCCGACCCGGACATGGCGAAGTGGGCGCCGACGTGGCGCTCCATCAAGGGCGAGGGCCCCGAGCAGGCGATCCGGCGGGCCGTCCGGGACTTCCGTGCCGATGCTGACACGAGCGCTCCGGCGGCTCCCACGCCCCAGCGTCCCCAGCCGCGCGGCCGGTTCACCACTCTCCAGCAGGCTCGCGACAACTGGACGCAGCGGGCCGACGGCCTTCGTGGCTCCTCCAACGAGCCGGACCGGCGCACCGCCCGCGACCTTGACTCCCTGGTCAAAGACTCGCGCCTCAAGCTCGTCGGCGAGGGCCAGTTCGTCGCTCGCAAGGTCGAGGGCGACTGGTACTTGTACGCCACGGGCAGCGGCCAGCGGATGCCGTGGTGGTTCGACCGGCAGGCAGACGCCAAGGCCTTCGCGGAGCACATTGTCGGCACCCTCAAGGACAAGGACGGCAACGCCCTCGACTTCTCCGACCCCAAGTTCGCTGAGGGGCGGGCCAGTTGGCGGTCCGCGGAGGGGCGCGACTACCACCAGGAGTGGACCGCCGCGCGTGCCTTGTGGGACCAGGAGCACCCGCCGAAGCACAGCATTGCCACCGCCCGGCTTGCCGAGACGCTGCGCCGCCGCCCCTTCGGGGATGACGAGGCCACCTCTCCGCAGACGGACACGGCAGAGCATCCGGCTCCCTCGACCGACAGCAGCACACCCAGCGACAGTGCAGTCCCGGACGGTGCGCCCGAAGACGATGGTGGCCAGCCGGACGAGGCACCCGCGCCCGCTCCTGACGGGCGGCCGGCAGGCGTGCCCGAAGACGCCGAGCCGGTTGACGGCGTAGACGGCTACTGGGCGACCTCCTGGAATCCCGGGCCCGTCACCGTGTACGGCCCGGACAGCACCCGCATCGCCAGCGTCGTCGGCGGCTACAACGACCGGCACGCCACGGTCGACGGCGTCCACATCACCATCGGCAACAACCTGAACATCGCCGACCAGATCATTGCCCGGCATCACCTGGCCACTGCCGACCCGGCACAGGCCGACCATGTGCACCTTGCCTGGACCACCCACAAGGGCAAGCGCATCATCGCGGTACGCGGCACGATCAAGAACGACGCACGAGACGACCGGGCCGTGAGTGCCGCTGGAAGACTGGCCTGGTCTCCCATCCTGAAGGCCCGGGTCACCGGCACCCAGTGGAAGCCGGAGACCCGCGACCGCAAGGCCGCTGACATCGTCGCCGCATTCGTCCGGCAGGGCCGCAACGTCCGCTTCACCGACGAGGACTCCAGCACCAGCACCCCCCGGCGGGAGCAGCTCGACGAGGACGCCAAGACACTCCGGGCCATGTCGGACGCGGACCTGCGTGAGCACCGCGACAACCTCAAGATCCATGCTCAGGTGGCCACGACCCCTGCACGAAGGCAGAAGGCGCGCGCCTCGCTCCAAAAGGTCGAGGCTGAACTCGACCGGCGCCGTATCGCAAGCCGGAGCGACGATGCCGGGGACGGGGGGCAGGACTCCGAGTCGAGTCCGGCCGAGCGTGCCGCCGCGTTGAGTGACGCTGAGTTGCACGGCGCGATCGTTGAGTCCCAGCGGGAGCGGGGCACTTACGGGTCTCGGCAGGGTGATCTCCTCACCGACGATGAGCAGGCCCTGTACGAAGACCGGCGGCGCCGCACGAACGAACGCATCGACCGATCCCGCACGCCATCAGATCTGGGCGACGCCGAACTCACTGCGCTGGCAAAGGAGTTGGAGGACCGACGCCAAGGGCACCAGGTGTCGGCCAATCATCTGCCGGAGAGCGGGGACGACAACCCTGAGCGGGCTCTGGCCGGCCAGCTGGCCGAGCGGCTGGAGGACGTGAAGGCCGAGCAGGAGATCCGGCAGCTCCGTGACATCGAGCAGCGGCCGGCGGTCCAGGAGCTGGACGACGAGGCTCTGGAGTCGGAGTTTCTCCGTTTGCCCGTCAAGCTGCGTCAACTGGGTAAGGAACAGAACGAGATCCTGTCCGCTCGCCGCAGTGCGGTCTACGAGGAGCGTGAGGACCGCAAGGCGAGCGTCTACCGCAACCGGCCCGAGACAGACGGGCTGAGCGACGAGGCGCTGACGGACGAGTTCCGCGATCTGTTCAAGAACCAGCACCAGGCTCGCGGCCGCGAACGTGAGGCGTTGGATGAGCGGCTGAAGGCCTTGTTCGACGAGCAGAACCGGCGCGGCGCCGAGGGCAGGGAGCAGAAGGTCGGCCGGGCGGACGCTCCTGAAGACCCGCTCCGCAGCGGCTACGGCTCTTCCATCAAGGTCGATGGCAACGACTACGGAAAGGTCAGCTACCGCACCCACGACTCTCCGTACGGGGGCGGCGAAAAAGCGGGTTGGAACGCGCAGCGTCAGAGATTCGGCGGGATCCTGGGTGCCTTCCCGAGCATGACCGAGGCCTTGGCCGCGATCGTCGACAGCTACGACTCCGATCCCGCAACGGAGTCGGTGCGCCACTACGGCTCCGTGCGCCGGGTGTGGGTGCCGAAGATGTTCGTCGAGCTGTACAAGTCCTCGCGCCGTGCGGACAGCTTCAACTCGGCGACGCCGGAACGCCGTGCCCTCTACGACCTGTTCAAGGGCCACTCTTACGGCTGGTCGGACGGCACGAACCCTATTACCGGGAAGATCGGCAAGGGCGCCAACCTGGAGGTACCCGAGGGGCTGCTCGCCGAGTTCCAGCGGGTCACCGAGGATCTGTCCCGCGAGATGATGCTCCGGTCCAGCGACCGCGACCTGGACTCGTCGGACCGGTCGTGGGCCAAGGCGCGCCTGGCCTCCATCAACGCTGCGCTGCACACGATCGACGCGCAGCGCACGGCAGTACGAAAGGATGGCGGGGACGACGACCGCAAGGTCATCTCCCGCCAGGAGATAGAGGCGCAGCAGGCAGCCCTGCGTGCGGCTCTCGGAACAGACGAAGGGGCTGATGGTGAGCATCTACAGCCAGGTGGCCAGGGACCACTGGACGAAGTACCGGCCGCTGGAGCTGGCGGAGATGACCGACCCGGAGGCGTTCTTCCTGAACAAGGGCAGGGAGATCGAGACGGCGATCCTGGTGGCCGAGGAAGCGCTGGAGCAGACGGTGCCGACCGCGGCGGAGTACGAGTCGAGGGCGGGCCAGATCAAGCAGATCAGGGCGGACGCGACCGCGATGGTGCTGCGGGATCTGCTGCCCGAACCGGAGCCGCAGACCGAGCAGACGCAGACGCTCAGTCCGGAGATGCGGGATCTGCAGGCGATGAAGGACGCGGTGTACGACATGTAGCGCGCTTCAGGCCCGACCTGGCGGATGCCGCGACCAAGGGCCCGATCCTGCGGGCTTCCGCAAACGTTGAGGCGATCCGGGTCCTCAAGCGGCTGGAGCGGGACAACCGCCCGGCTACTGACCAGGAGAAGCGCACCCTGGCCCGCTGGACGGGCTGGGGCTCGGTCCCGATCATGTTCGCGGCCGAGCCGAATGAGAAAGAGCCGCGCTACCAGCAGGGCGGCGCCCGGTACGGCAAGTTCACGCAGGACCATGCCCGTTGGGCGGAGTACCGCGACCTGCGCACCATGCTCTCCGACGAGCTCACACCGCTGGAGTGGCGGCAGGCGTCCCGCGGCACCCTGTCCATGCACTACACGCCGCAGCCCATCGCCGAAGCGATGTGGGACGGCCTTCGCGAGCTGGGCTTCGAGCACGGTGACGTCCTGGAGGCCGGGTCCGGTAGCGGCACGTTCTTCGGCGCCGCCCCCGACGGCGCCCGCCTGACCGGCGTGGAACTCGATCCGACCAGCGCACGGATCGCCCGCGCGATCTACCCGGACGCCAACGTCCTCAACGAGAACTTCGCCGAGACCGACGCGCACCCGGGCACGTTCGACGCGAGCATCGGCAACGTCCCTTTCGCTTCAGTGCCGTTCGGCGACAAGCGGTATCCGGCCGAGTCCCTGCACAACGGATTCATCACCAAGGAACTGGCGCTGACCCGGCCGGGCGGCATCACCCTGCTGATCACCTCCCGGCACACCCTGGACTCCAAGGGCGACAAGGCCCGCAAGCAGATCGCAAAGTACGGCGACCTGATCGGCGCCGTGCGCCTGCCGAGCGGGGTCTTCAACGACGCCGGCACCAGCGTCGTCACCGACGTGCTGGTGCTGCGGCGCCGTGCCGACGGCGAAGAGCCCGGCGACACGAAATGGCTCAACGCCCCCGAGCGGAAGATCGGCGACGTCCGCGAGCACGTCAACGCCTACTTCACGGAGCACCCTGAGCACATCCTCGGGGATCTGACCACTGAGTCGTCCCCGTACGGCCCGCGCCTGACCGTCAGGGGCAATCCGGCCAACGCAGCGGACCAACTCCGCGACGCACTACACGAGATCGCCGCCCAGTCGGTGGCCGACGGCAACGGCTACGAGCCGCATCCCGACGGCGACAACCGGGCGCCGGTGCTCCTGCAGACCGCGCGGGAGAAGCACGCCACCGACTGGACCGGCCGCCTCTACGAAGGCGACGACGGCAAGCTCTACCAGCACGTCAACGGCGGCAACCCGGTACTGGTCGAGCCTTCCGACGGCCGCACCGAACAGCTCCGCTCCCTGATGCAGCTCCGTGACGTCGCGGCCGAGCTGCGCGCGCTGGACCGCAAGAACGACGAGGACGAGCGCGCCGAGAAGCTGCGCGCCCAACTCCGCGATCTCCACACCGCGTACGTCAACACCTACGGGCCTCTGTCCAAGCCGGGCCAGTTCCGCTCCATGAAGACCGGCACCCGGCCGGACGGAACGGAGGAACGCACCCCGACCGCCTACGGCGCTTTCCGCTCCGACCCGGACGCCGGCTCCGTCCTCGCACTGGAGCGGTGGGACGCGGACAAGGGCGAGCCAGTCCTGTCCCGCGTCTTCACCGAACGTGCCGCAGCCCGCCGCCAGCCACTCTCCCGGACCGAAGACCCGAAGACGGCTCTGGCCGCGGTCGTCGCCGCAACCGGGGAGGTCGACCTCGGCGAGATCTCCCGCCTGCTCGACATGGACCCGCAGGACGCTGTCCGGGCGCTGGGGACAGAGGTCTTCACCGATCCGTCTACCGGACGCCTGGAGCTGGCCGGCGCCTATCTGTCCGGGCCCGTCCGCGACAAGCTCGCCGCCGCGCGCCGCGCCGCCGAGCAGGACCCGGCGTTCGCCGTCAACGTTGCCGCGCTCGAAGCGGTCCAGCCGACCGAGCGCACCATCGGCGAGTTCACCCCAGAAATGGGCGCGCACTGGACGCCGCCCGAGCTGCTCCAAAACTTCCTGCGCGAGTACCTGGGCGACCGCACCCTGCGCGTCGCTCATGACGACCGCTACGGCTGGATGCTCTACACGGGCAAGGTCCCGCAGGCCAACAACGTCCTGTACGGCGTCGCGGCCGACGAGGCCAAGGGCACCCGGGGCAAGTCGGCCGTTGAGATCGCTCGCGCGATCCTCGGCCACGGTTCGCTGACGATCCACCACGACGACAAGCGCAAGCACGTCGATGAGGAAACGTCCCGCCTGGTCCGGCAGAAGGCCGACCAGATGCGGTCGGAGTTCGCGAAGTACGCGACGGCCAATGCCGAACGCCTCACGCGGCTGACCGACTCCTACAACCAGGTCATGAACGGGCATGTCGTCCGCTCGTACGACGGCATGAGCCCGTCCCTGGACGGCATCACCCCCGAACGCACCCCGCACGCCTGGCAGCTCTCTGGCGCCGCGCGCATGCAGTTCGAGCGGTCGGTGGTCCTCGCCCACGAGGTGGGCCTGGGCAAGACGTCCACGCTGGTCATGGGCACCCAGGCGCTCAAGGCGTCGGGGCAGATCGAGAAGCCGTTCGCCGTCGTCCCCGATCACCTCGCGCAGCAGTGGTACGACGAGGCCCGGTTCCTGTACCCGAACGCCGACATCCACTTGATCACGTCGGCGGACCTCGCCGACGGGCGTCGCGACAGCACGCTGGAGTGGCTGCGGGCCAACAAGTCGGACTTGGTGATCTTCACCGAGCCCGCCTTCGGGTCGATCAAGATGAGCCCGGAGGCGCAGGACGATTACGAGTTCCGCGTTCTGGAGGACCTGCGCGAGCAGCTCGACCGGCAGTACGAGGACGCGGACAACCCCAATCACCCGTTCATCGTCGCCAAGATCGAGCAGCGCATCGCGACGCTGCAGAACCGGCTCAGCAAGAACGCGGCGCCGATGCGCACGCCCGGACAGTCGTACTGGGACGACCTCGGGTTCGACTACGCCGTCGTCGACGAGGCTCACCGGTACAAGAGAGTCGGCTTCCGCTCGAAGGAAGGCGGCGGCGACCCGGCGACCCTCCGCGGCATCGACCTGCACCAGAAGCTGACGGACCTGCACCGTCGCCGTGCCGGCCGCGCGACCGTCACTCTGGCCACCGGTACGCCGCTGTCCAACTCGATCACCGAGCAGTACACGATGCTCGCCCTGGCAGCGCCGTGGGTCCTCGACTCCTACAAGGCGGGGGCGCCGGACCTGTGGGCGGCGACATTCGGCCGCAAGACGCTGCGCATCGAGAACGCACCTGACGGGTCCGGTCTGCGGGTCGTGGAGCGGTTCGCCGAGTTCCACAACCGCCGCGCGATGAAGACCATGTGGGGCCTGGTCGCCGATACCAAGCGGGCCGACGACGTCGGCATCCCCCGGCCCAGGGTCAAGGACGGCGGCCCCAACCTGATCCTGGTCGACTCGACCAAGGACCAGGCCAAGCGGCTGAAGACCCTCGTCGGCCGCGGCCGCGCCATTCACATCGGCGAGCCCCAGCAGATCCGGAACCGCAAGGGCAACCTGGTCGACGACAACATGCTCACGGTGTCCAACGAGGGCACCTCCGTCGCCCTGGACCCCCGGCTCGTCGACCCGAAGGCCTCGGCGGGCAACAAGCTGGGCGCGGTCGCGGCCAAGCACGTCGAGCGATACCACCGCCACAAGGACCGCGTCTACAAGACGTACTACGGCAGCGACGAGGACCATCCCGTCACCGGCGCCCTCCAGATGATCTTCCTGAACGAGGGTGTGCCGGGCGGTGACAACAGGGGCAGCTTCGACGCCTACGCGGAGCTGCGCGACCTCATGGTCCAGGGCGGCATTCCCGCCGAGAAGATCGCCTTCGTCCAGGACCACAAGAAGTCGGGCAAGCCCGAGGAACTGGCCGAGTTGTTCCGCCGTGCCCGCGACGGTGACATAGCCGTCCTCATCGGCTCCAGCAGCATCGCCGGCACCGGCATGAACGCCCAGAACCGCATGGTGTCGCTGACGCACGTGGATCTCGACTGGGGCGCCGCGCAGATGGAACAGCGCAACGGCCGCATCCTGCGGTACGGCAACCAGAACCCCGAGGTCGAGATCGACATCTTCGCCACCAAGGGCAGCCTCGACGGCTGGAAAGCCGGATTCGTCGCCTCCAAGGCGGAGGGCCTGATCGACATCCAGCGCCCGGAGATGGCCGACAGCGACACCCGCGACACCGTCACCGAACTCGACGTCGACTACCCCGACTACGAGACGATGGAAGCCGAGATCGGCGGCAACCCCTACATGAGCCAGCTCATGAAGGCCCGCCGGACCCTGCGCGACCTGGAGATCGACCAGCACAACGAGGCCGCCGAACGCGTCCGCCGCACCGAGGCCCTGGCCGACCTGCAACAGGAACTCACCGACACCCACGACGGCATCACACGCCGCGACCAGGCCCTGCCCCGCATCCGCAACGTCCGCGACACCTTCGCCATGAGCCTTGGGAGCCTGTCGTACAACGAGCGCTCGGATGCCGCCGCGGCGCTGCACCGGCAGGTCACCACCCAGCTTCTGGAGCACGACCGCGACGGCATCGGCCCGTGGAAGATCCTGGGGCAGTTCGGCGGCCTCGACATCGGGGTGCGCACCGAACGCCGCCCGGACGGCGCGCTCGTCGCGCACGTCGGCTTCCCTGACCTCGCGCGCTCCGACTTCGAGCGAGGCCCGGACGACCTGCGGAAGAAGGGCGCCGGTTCGAGCCTGATCACCCGCCTGGCCAACGCCCTGGAGAAGGCCGATGCACTCCAGCAGGCTGACCGGGCACGCCTGCCCGAACTCGACGAGCAAATAGCCCTGTTGCAGTCCTCGCAGGCCGCAGCTGACCTCACCCCGCAGATCGAGCACGCGCGGGCCCGCGCGAACCTGCTGGACGATGTGGTCGGCAGGGTCGCCGAGCTCGACAAGCTGCCCGAGATCGATGAGGACGACCTCGACAAGAAGCTGACCAAGGCGCAGCGCAAGGAGATCGTCGAGAAGCGCCGCGCCGCTCGGGTACCGCTCCAGGGAGCCGTCGACAACTCAGTGCTCACGCTTGAGGACTTCGACCGCGAGCATCCCGAGCCCGAGCGCCCGGAGCACCCCGAGCAGTCGGAAGCAGACCGGGACCGTCTGCCGGCCGGTGAGGTCTCCCGGACGCTCGATGGGCTTCGCACGGACGACGCCCCCGCTGATGAGACGCCGTTCGCTCGGAACACAGCGGCGGGTGACGGCGGCAATGACGGCGGCCAGGATCTGCCGCCCATTTCTACCCCGCCCGGTGACGACGGCGAGGACACGCCTGCCGAGCAGCGGCGCACCCCGAGCCAGGAGCCGAACTCGCCCGACACGGACAGCACGGCGGCGGACGACGGCACGGTCACCCTCGACCGCGACGAGGTCGCCCAACAGCTCGATGCCATACGCCCCGAAGGCACCCGCGCGCCGTCGGCTATGACGGACCAGGAGATCGCCGACGAGATTGTCGCCCTGGTCGAACGAGAGATGGCCGACGGCGAGCTGACCGGCCTCGACCGCACCCGCATGACGGTTCTGGAGGCCGAGAAGGACCGCCGGGCCGGGCGTACCCCGAAGCCTGCGCCCAAGCCGGAGCCTGCCGCGCCCGAGGGTGGTCTCTTCGACGTCGACGAGCCGCAGGCCCCCACGCCCCAGATTGCCGATCCGGACAACCCGCTCGACCGGCCCGACGACGTGTTCGGCACCCCGGACATGTTCGCGGACCACGAGGGACGCGACACCAGCGACCTGCGCCCCGTCCAGATGCGTAACCCTGCCGACCTGGAAGCGGGAGACCGGTACACCGACGCGGACGGCCGTACGCGCACGATCGCCGAACCGCCCCGGCTCACCGGCCGCGGGCGGGTCCGCATCGTCACCGACGATGGCCAGGAGCGCTACTACAACCGAGACGCCGAGCTGCGCCTGCGCTATCCGGACGAGGAGATCGTCGACAACGAGCAGTCTGGTGACGGCGAGCAGGCACGCGACCGCACCGACCCGGTGGACGATGCCACGGCCCCGGTGCCGGACGCTTCCGCGCCCGTCGACGAGGGTGAGCCGAGCAGGCAGGACGGCGACCGCACCACGTCTCCGGATGGCGAGACAGCTGCCCCCGAAGACGCCCCGGAGTCAGAGCGGCCCGCCCGCAGCGAACCGGACGAGGAGCAGCCCCGCGACGAACGGCGCCGCCGCGACCAGGACACCAACGGCGCGGGCCCGGACGGCACACCGGGCACGGGGCCGGACGGCGCGCAGTCCCCGGGCACCCCCGAGGGTCCGGCTGAGCCCCGCCCCGGAGACGCCGGCACCGACAGCCGGGATGACGAGAATGACCGCCGCCGTCGCCGTCGGCGTGGAGGCCGCGGCAACGGCGCGGGGCCGGGCGGCCTGGGCGGCTCCGGTCTGCCCACGGGCGGCCTGCCGAATCTGCCGGACCTGTCCAACCGCACCGGAAACGATGACGCGGCAGACCGCGGAGCACCAGATGGTGCAGCGCGGCCTGAGCATCCCCGTACCGTCGAGGAGCTGCGTGACGTCTGGCGCCGTGGTGCCGGACTGACCACGGAGGAGAACACCGCTGAGCGGCGGGAGTTCCTTGCCCAGCTCGCGGACAACCCGACCGTGACCCTGTCCTCCGGCGGCGGGCTGGTCACCTGGAGCGATCCCGACGCCCCCGACCAGTGGCGCTTCGCGCAGTCCCGCAACGGCGGCCGCCTCGGCAAGATCACCTTCGCGGCCCGCGATGCCGACGAGGCACGCGAACTCGCCGACCGGTTCGAGCAGATCACTGACGCCGACGGGCAGCCACTCGACTGGCACCAACCGCTCAGCCCCGACACCATCGCCCGATGGCGCGACCGCAACGGGCGGCCCCTGCCACAGGCCCTGCACGCGGCCCGCGACGCCTTCCAGCAAGACCACGAAAGCCCTGCACCCGCCCCCGAATCCACCGATACCCCCGAGGCCGCGCCCAAGCTCACCGCGCTGCCGGACGACCTGACTGCCATGTCCGACCACGACCTTGCCGCAGCGTGGGGGCAGGGCCTGTCGGAAGGCGACCAGATGAGGGTCATGGCGGAGATGGACCGCCGGGACAACGCTGATCAGCGTGTCCGCGACGCCATCCCGGCCACGGCTCCGACCAGCGCCGAGGAAGTCCGCCAGCGCGGCGAGGCAATGGATGCCGCTCTCGGCTTCGGCGACACGGACGTCACCCGGCGACCGCTGTCGCGCGAGGAGCGTCTGCAGCGCGAGTTCCAGGAGGCCGACGAGGCCCGGTACGCGGCTGCCCTTGATGCGACCAACGGCTACTTCTTCAGCCGCAACAGCAGGCGGCTCCCTCCCGTCGGCGAGCGTGACCTGTTCTCCGGCGGCAGCCTGTCCCGGTTCGGCCGGTGGCGCGACTACGCCAGCGAGGAGTTGCTCGAATGGTTCGACGACAACGGGGGGCGCCTCACCTATAACCAGTTCAAGCAGCAGCGCCGCGCTGATGAGCGTGTCGAGCGCGACCGGCATGAGGAGGCACAGCGGCAGAACGCGGGTGCCTCGGACATGGTCGCGGGTGAGGGCGCGCCCGCGCCGGACACCGTCGCCGATCCCGAGCCGGGCAACAGCGTTAGCCCTGGACCTGCGCCGGAGCTTGCCCCTGCCCCTGCCCCTGCCCCTGCCCCTGCCGCGTACGACCCGGCCACCCCCCGGTTCGCCAACCTCAACGCCGTACGTGAGCACCTGCGCAACGGCCAGCTCGACCCCTCCTCGCTCGACGAAGGCAGCCGAACCCGCCCGCCGAGCCCCGCCGAGCAGCGTGAGATCGCCGACGACAAGCACACCCGGCTCTCGCGTGGTGGTCGGCTCCTGGTGCACGGCAACCGCTCGGCCCGGCACGGCGAGGAGAACAACCGCCGCTTCACCGTGGCCACCCCCGGCGGTCTGCTGCCGCTGCTCCAGGCGCACGGGGACGGGCTCGGCACGCTCAAGGACGCGCTCCACGCAGCGAACACCCTCGAAGCCGAGGTTCGGGACGCCGACGGCAACCCGTTCCCGTGGGACGCTCCCGACGCTATGGAGCGCGCCCGGACGTTCCGCGGCCCGGACGGCGAAAGCCTCGCCGAGACCATGGCCCGCGTCCTGGCCCAGAACCCGAGCCGCGAGGGCCAGTGGCGGTTCGACGCGGCCCGCGCCGACGAGCATCGGACATGGCGGCAGGAGGCAGACGCCTGGCACCAGCAGCAGGAGGCCGACGGCTACACCGTGCTCGCCAATCCCGCCGAGCTGCAGGCAGGGGACGAAGTCAGCTTCCCGCTGGCCGTCGACCCCGCCCACTCCCTGCGCGGCGGCGCGCACCCGCTCGGCACCGCACGGGGCACCATCACTGACGACCAGTCACGGGTCTGGAGCCCCACCGGCATGCAGGCGCTCGCCTCACGTGACTACTACCGCTACCCGGCCGACATCACCTGGACCGGTCCGGACGGGCAGACCGACAGCCCGCATGACGCGCGCCTGGAGCTGGGCGTCGTACGACGCAAGCCGCGTCCCGGCGAGCACAGCGGCAACAGCCGGGACAATGACCAGAACGCCCGCTCCGGGGGCCGCCCCGACTCCAACGCCCCGCAGGCACCGGCTCCTTCGGATGCCACGACGGTCCGGCCGGCAGGGGAAGCCGCGCCGGACCAGGACGCGCTAAGGCGCCAACGGCCGGCCGCCGAGCCGGAGCCGATCGGCGGACAGCCTGCTCACTGGGCCAGCGTCGACCAGCTCCAGCCCGGCGACATGGCACGCATCGACGGAACCAACCAGCGCGGCCGCGCCGTGACCCGCGCCGGATACGTCCTCGACTCCCCACAGCGGGTCACGGTGACCCGCCGGGGCCGCACCGGGGACATGTGGCGTACGACGATCGGTGAGAACCCCGACGGCCAGAGTGGCGCTCGGGGCGTCGTCTATACCCCGCTCCACGCCAGCGCAGCCCGCGCCGAAGCACCGAAGGCCCCCGCCCCGGGCGCCCCGGCAAGCGGTGCCCAAGGCGCTGTGGCCAGCGGTGCCCTGCCCGACACCATCGCCACCGACGCCCGCGGCCGCGGTCTCTTCCCCGGCACCGCGGTGACCGGGAACGGCGACCGTGCAGGCACCGTCACCGGGGTCACCGACGCCACCGTGTCCGTACGGTGGGCCGACGGCGACACGGACAACAACGTCGCCCCGTCCTCCCTGAACATCAGCGAATCGACGGGCGCCCGGCCCGAGGGCTGGACCACGACGGGCCAGCGGATCCGGCCCGGCCACGTCGTCGCCGACGACCGTGGTGCACTCCTTGGCCCAGTCGACGAGACCGACGGCGACCGCATCACGGTGACCACCGCTGACGGGACCGTGACCCGCAGCGCTGCGGACCTCCGCGTCGTCGGCGAAGTCCGCGACGACACCCCCGCGACCGCGCCCATCACCGGTATCAGCCAGCCGACCGCCGACGAGGTCACCACGGGCGACATCATCGTGCTCGACCTCGACGGCACCCCGGCCACAGTGGAGATCCGGGACACCAACCGCGACAGCGACCGCATCACTTTCGACTACGCCGACACCACGACGGGCGAGCTCGGCACCATCGACATGGACGCAACGGCCGTCGTCCACAAGGCCGAAGGGCCGAACGGCGAAGCCCCCGACCTTGGCCCGGACGACGCCCCCAGCGCCGCCGACGACCTCACGGTCCACCAGCCGCTGCCTGCCCTCGACCCCGTCACCGGCCCCACGGTCGACCCGGACCTCACTCCGGCCGACCGCGACGCCATCGCCGACAACGGCACCACCCCCGAAGACACCCCCGAGGCGCAGCAGGCCGCCGCCCGGCTCGGCGCCGACCTCCCTGTCACCCCGGACCAGGCCGCTGCCCTCGCCGCGCAGCTCCGGGCGAACGCGGACCCGTCCACCCCCCAGGGGCGGGCTGCCCTACGCGCCGCCGACCACCTCGACCTCGCCGCCGGCCGCACCGCGCCAGAGGGCCTCGACCGCCCACGCCCCTCCAACGCCGCGCAGATCAGCGAAGGCGACGTCATCGCCATGCCCGACGAACGCCGTGGCGACGAGGTCCACGTCTACCGAGTCCTCGATGTGGAGGAGGGCCCCGGCGGGGTGCGCAGGCTCCTCCTGGAGGACGAGAACCGGCAGTGGAAGCGTCGCCTCGTCCACGCGGCCATGCCCGTGTGGCAGCTCCCCGAGCCCGCTCCCGTCAGCACCGACAGCACCGTCCCGGACTCGGCGCCCGCTCCGGCCCCGCGTGACCCCAACTCGCCGATTGCGTCAGTGCGGCGCCAGATCGTCTCGAATCACAGCCGTACGGTGGCCGTGCGCATCATCGACGAGGCCGTGGCCGGGACCGAACCGCCCGGCGAGATTCATGCGCTGCGCGACCAGATCGCCCAGCGCCTGACCCCCGAGGCCCTGCACGACGCCCGCAACGCGGCCCGCCAGGAAGGGAACGCCGCGCTGACCGCCGCGGGCATCACCGGCCGCGACCGCGCCTCTGTGCAACAGGCCCTCCGCCGGGCCCGAGAGAAGGCGCACGAGCGAACCGTCCGAGCCGCACTGCGCACCGTCAACGACCTCGAACCCCTCCCCGGCGAGTCCAACGAGGACCTGGCCCAGCGCGCGGCAGACCTGCTGCGGCTCATCCCGGACCAGGCCGATCCCTCCTCGTCGTCGCGTCGTCGTAGCGCGCCGGACATCCATGGGTCCGACGACGCCACCACCCACGTCAACAACGCGGTGACCTCGCTCCTGCGGCAGCTCGGCGAGACCGGGACGGACCCGGCCGACACCGCCGCGCTGACCCGGCTCCTGGCGGCGCAGCTCAACGGCACCCGCCAGGCCACCGCTCAGCGCATCGTCCGCCGCGCCGCCGCCACAGCCCCGGGGAACGGGCCGCAGCCCGGCTTCCTCGCCCAGGCAATCGCCCTGTTGGGGAGCATCGGGCGTCGCCTCATCGAGCTGGTGAAGGCGGTCGGTCGGAAGATCGCCGAGCTGTGGCACAACAGCCGTGACCGGATCTCCCGCCTGAAGGCGTTCTTGCGCCGCTTGGTGCGCCGGGTCCGCGACTGGCCGGAGTCCCGCCGTCTGGCGCGCCTGAACGCCGCGCTCGACCTTCCGGACGTCGAAGGCGAGTCGCTGGCCGCGAGGGTGTCGCAGTGGGCGGGCCTGCTGCCCGAACGCGGCCGTTTCGGGCAGGCGTCTCGTCGCGTCTCCTGGTGGAGGCCCACGACATGGACGCAGCTCGCCGCGGGCAGGCTCCCCGGCCGCTCCAGCGAGACCCGGTGGATACCTGACCGCGCCGCCGACGGCGGGCCTGGCCTCACCGCGCTGCGGCACATGGCCGCGTTGCGGTCGGTCGGCGCAGATGTCGACCGGGAGGTGACCCGGCGTCTGGCCGACACGCTCGGCGACGACTTCGGCCACGACCCGCACGGCACGCTCCAGCACGCGGACGACTACATGGCCGCAACGGAGCGGCGTCTGCTCAACCTCCAGGCCGCGCGCACGACGAGCACCATCCAGGACCCGGACGTCGAGGTGGAGATAGCGGCTGCCCGCATGGAGGCCTCGGCCGCCCGCCGTGAGTGGGAGGAGCTGCGCTCCCGCTATGCCGCCGCGGTGCCCGACGCCGTCGCAGCGGCCCTGGCCGGCATCCGCGATCTCGGCCCCCAGGGCAACGCGGGCATCGTGTTCAGCCCGGACACCACCCCCGACGCCGAGCGCGCCGTACCCGGTGCGCAGCGCCTCATCCCCCGGGACTGGCTCGCCACGCCTGACGGGCGCAGGCTCACCGCCGTGGACGGCGACGAAGCCCGCTACGAGCCCGACGCCCGCCGCGCCACGATCGCCGACCTCGATGACGAGGGGCTGGGCACGGCCGGATACGTCCTCGGGCAGCACCTCGCCGGTCACCTCCCGGACCTGGACGCCGCACAGCGAGTGTTCTGGTTCACCCGTACGCACACCGGGCGGCCCGGCGCCCGCACGCTCGACGACAGTGCCCTGGGGCGCCTCCTGCATCAGCACCGGCAGCTGACGCAGACGGACACGGGTGACAGCCTCGCTCGATCTCTGCAGGCCATGTTCACCGGCGACTGGTACGAGGACGACGACTTGAGAGCGTTCCTCCTCGGCCTGCTCGCCACGCGATGAAGGAGACGACGATGACGCTCACCGTCACCGGCCGGTTCGACGACGGGTCCGCCTACCAGGTGCAGGTCACCGGGGAACCGGACCGGCCGGTCATCGGCTCTGCCCGCGCGGCGGCCCTCGTCGAGCTGCACGCGGGCGAGTCGATCCTGCTGACGCCGGCAGGCCCCCTGCGCACCGTGATTGGCGATGACGAGAAGTCGGTTCTCGCCGTCCTTCGTCGTTACAGCAACGTCGTCGAGTCGGGCGAGAGGACGGAGGGCCCAGCCCGGCTTGCACCATTGGATTGATGATCTTGTGACCGCAGTTGGCACAGGACATTAAGCCCACGGCCACCCCACCCTGCGGCACGTGACCAGATACGGATTCGCCATCAAGGCACTCCCCAAGGGCGGCAAGCCGTTCGTGGACGATGAAGACGAGGACACCAAGCCCGAGGACACAGTGGACGCGGGCTCGGCAGAGGACATCGAGGCCGACGCCCCGCCGGGAGCACCCGGCACCGGCGGCGAAGCAGAGCAGGGCCCCGCTGCTCAGGACAACAGCGACGGCACCGAGACCAACTCCGGTGATCCGAGCGCCCCGCAGGATGCCGAGCCAGCCTCTCCAGAGAGCGGCAGCGACCCAGCGGCCGACGACAGCGGGCAGGCGCCGCCCCCTGAAGAGGACGATGCCCGCCCGTGGTCCGGCGACATGTACGACGAGGGCGACGAGACCGACCCGGCAAACGCGTTCGCTGCCTACACGGGGGCCGACGGGGAGGAGGCGTGGCTCGATCAGGCGCCGGACGGCACACTGACCGGGTGGGTCCGGGATGCCACCGGCCAGGTCTGGCGCTACAGCGACCCGGACGTGTGGGCCATCGACGTCGACGATGCTCAGATGACCCGCACCCACAGCCGCGCCCAGGGCGACAGCGGAGAACAGGCGGCCGAACGTGGCGGGCAGGACCCGTTGTTCCCGCCCCAGCAGAGGCAGAGTTAGGAGCCGTACCGGTGGACCTGAACCGCCAGACCTATCTGGCGCTCCTCAACGAGGGCAAGGTCGCGCATGCCGCCGGGGACCCCTCCGACGCGTGCCCCTACGACCAATACAGCCCCGACCCCGAGCAGCAGTTCGGCGCGCGCTACTGGACCAGGGGATGGGTGGAGGCCCGCACCGCGGCCGAGGCGGCGGCTCCCGGGCCGGGGCAGGCGAGCACAGGACAGTAGCCCGGCGGGCACGGCACGGTCCCGGCGGCCTACTGTCCATCCGCCGGAGGTTCCCCGCCGTGCCGACTGCCCCCACGTCCCGATCCCCGGTGTCCCGCAAGGGCATCTGCCGGGCCATCTTCGCCGTCACTGGCGTCGTCGATGAGGTCGCGGACCTGATCGTCCCCGGTGCGTTCGCCCATACTCTGGCGACCCGGCCCGTGAAAACGGTCTGGCACCACGAGTGGCAGAAGCCGATCGGTGTCGTCCTGGACATCGAGGAATGGCAGCCCGGCGACGCCCGGTTCGCCGAGATTCCGAACTGGCCCGCCGCCGCCGGAGCGCTCGTCGCGACCATCCAGTTCAACTTGCGTACGCAGCGTGGCCGGGACGTGTACGAGCAGGTCCGCCAGTGGCACGAGCACGGTGAGGCCCAGTTCTCCATCGGCTACCGTGTCCCGCCCTCCGGGGCGACGAAGCGCTCCGACGGCGTCCGTGTGATCCACAAGCTCGACCTGTACGAGATCTCCCCGGTGCTGCACGGCGCCCACCCAATGACCCGGAGCCTGGAGGTCAAGTCCGACCCCGGCGCCATCGAGCTGGAACACAAGACGACGGCGTCCGGCGGGTACCTCGACGTCAAGTCGGCCGAAGTCCAGGTGGGCCGAGGCGTCATGGTCGCCCTCTATCTGCCACCGGACGCCGCCCAGCGGATCGTCCACCCTGATGGCACGGCTGCCCGGGACCTGCACATCACCCTCGCCTACCTCGGCGACGCAGACCAACTCCCTGGCCATCCCGACGACCTGAGCAGCATCGTCGCCAACGTGCTCCAGGACGCTCAGCCGCTCTCCGGGACGATCGGCGGCATCGGCCGCTTCCCCGACTCGGGCGCCGGCGAGCCCGTGTTCGTGCCCGTCGACATACCGGGCCTGAACGAACTGCGCGACCGCATCACACAGTCACTGGCCACCTCGCCCCTGTCCGGCGCGGTGAGCACCAGCCACGGCTTCAGCCCGCACGTCACCCTCGGCTACGACCTGCCCGACGACGTGCCGCCCGTGCCCGCGACCCCAGTCGCCTTCGACACGGTGCACGTGGTACGCGGCCCAGACGCCACCCCTATCCGTCTCACCGGCCCACCCGCCGCGCCCAGCACCAGGCTCACGCAATGGGACAAAAATGATCTTGGAATGCGAGCGAGCCCGGAAGCCAAGTCGGCCCGAGCCGCCGTTCTGGAAGCCAAGGCCGCAGGCGGCCTCGACAAGAATCGCGGCGATGCCGAGCAGCTCCGCCACTGGTACGTCCGCGGCGAAGGCGCCACGCATATCGCCTGGGGCACCCCCGAGGACTTCGACCGGTGCGTCTCGGTCGCAGGGCGCCACATGAGTCCCGACAACGCCAAGGGCTACTGCAACTTGAGGCACCGCGACGCTCTCGGGATCTATCCCGCCACCCACGCGGCCGAGAGTAAGAGTGCCCGCACCGCCGTCCTTGAAGCCAAAGCCCGCATCGTCGCCGACCCGACCGGAGCCCCCGTGCCGCAGATCCAGCCGCTCCCCGACTCCTACGAGCAGATCAGCGAGCGCGTCACGCAGGCCGTACGCCGCCTCCTCGCCGCCGACGACAACACCTGGGCCTGCGTAGAGGCGACCTATCCCGACCGCACAATCGTCTCGGTCCACCAGCACGGTGCCGAGCCAGTCACCTATGCGGTCCCGTACGAGACGACCGGGCCCGAAGTTTCCCTCGGCACCCCGCAGCCCGTCGCGCTGACCACCGTCGTCATCCCCGACCAGGGGCCGGCACGCGAGGCCACCACCGACGAGGCGACGGACACCCGCCTTGTACAGCCGACCCTCCGCGCTCTCGCCGACGCCACCGTCCGCATCCACGCCGCCGATGACGTCGAACAGTTGGAGCCCGTACGGACCACCGTCGGGGAACTCCTCTCCGCACTCGCGTCCAAGGGCCTCGACATGCCGCTCGACGACGACCAGGACGAGAGCGGGCAGCCCTCCCCGGTTCCGCCCCCGGGCGGCGGCATCGACCTGTGGGACGAACCGCATGACGCGTTGCCCGAACTCCCCGAGCCGGACGACGACGAGGGCGGTGAGGACGTGGACGAGGGCGGAGGTGAGGACACGGTGTGTCTGGATGCCGACGAGGTAAAAGCCCAGCTCGCCGCGATCCAGGGGTAGTTCACGCCCGCGACTCAGCCTCACTCCTGGCGCCGGCCGCACCCACCTAATCGGCGACCACGCCCGCAGAACACAACAAAACAGCAGGTCAGAGCCCATGTGCTGCCGCTCCCCGCCTCCCGGGGAACGGCAGCACGCGACATTAGGCACTCCCGCTCTCTCAAATAACCCGCGTTGTCGGGTCGTCCCGGTGCTGGCCGGGCGAGCGACGCACGTCAACCGCACCCAGCACCAGGGAGAGCAGCCCCGCAATGGCTGAGAACAAGAGCCTCCTCAAGAGTCTCAAGACCCAGCTCGCCGAGAAGTCCGCCGAAGCCGAGCGGATCAGCCAGGCGTTCAAGGTCGAGGACAACGGCGGCTTCGTCGTCACCACCGAACAGGCCACCGCCTTCAAGAAGGTGTCCGCCGACGCGATGGAAATCAAGCAGCTCATCGCCGACGCCGAGGGCTGGCACGAGATCAAGCAGTACCTCGATGCCCCCGACAGCCCGCCTACGGCGGGGCTGCACTACGGGCGCTCCCCGCAGGCCGCCATGGAGGAGAAGTCGCTGGGCGACCTGTTCGTCGAGTCCGACGCTTTCCAGAACGCGTCCCAGGCAGGCTTCCGTGACCGGCCTTACCTGCGAGCCGAGATGGAAGGCAAGAGCATCTTCTCGCTCTCGGCCGGCACGGTGACGCACCAGACTCTCGGTTCGGCTCAGAACCTGGGAATCGCCGAGCGGGCCTATCGCAAGTTCCACATCCGGGACCTGTTCCCCAAGTCCTCCACGAAGCAGGCCGTGCTCTATGGCGCGCGTGAGACCGGCTGGACCAATAACGCCCGGCAGGTGAAGGAACGTTACGCCGCCGACGGCACCAGTCCTGCTACAGGAGCCGAGACCGATACGTGGGGGCGGGCGCCGCGCTCGAAGCTCTCGCTCGTCCCGGTGATGTATCCGGTCAGCGAAATTGCGCACCTTTTGGACGCACATAAAAACATTCTGAGCGACGAGCCGCGACTCAAGACCTTTATCAACACCCGCATGGTTGAGGGCGTCAAGTATCAGGAAGACTGGGACCTTCTGCATTCGGTTGGCGACGGCCAGTCTCTGACCGGAATTTATAATACTCCGGGAGTTCAGCAGTACAAGGGGCTCCCCAGCGACCAGTACAGCGTGCAGATCAGGCGCAGCATCACCAAGGCGCTTCTGGCCGAGTACGAGCCGACCGGAATCGTGCTGAGCCCGAGCATGTGGGAGCACGTCGAGGTCGAAGAAGACAAGACTGGAGCGTTCCGCGTGGCGCTGCAGATCGCAGTTGGAGCAGAGAAGAAGGTGTGGCGCCTGAACGTGGTCGAAACCACGGCGATGGCCGACACTGACTTCCTCGTCGGCGCCTTCGGACTGGGTGCCCAGCTTCACGACCGAGAGAATGTTTCGGTAACCGTCTCCAGCGAGAATGCGGACAATTTCGAAAAGGGGTTGATCACGTTCCGCGCCGATGAGCGGGTTGCCCTGGAGATTCCCCGACCGGAGTCCTTCGTTATCGGGTCGTGGACTCAGCCCACCGGCTGATTTCCCCCGAGGGGAGGAGGTTCCCGGAATCACGGAATTGTCCTCCCCTCGTCCACTACTGCACGTCGAGACATGGAGGAACGCCGGTGATTGAGAAGCAATTCGTTGGGATGACCGCGAAGTTGGAGGCGCTCACCGACGCGCCTGCCCCCCGCAAGGGTCCGCCCTGCAGTGTCGGCGCCTTCTTGGCGGAGACCGATCAGGAGACCGCGGCGACGCTCCGCCGCATCCTGGACACCCCGACTGTCCCGGCCACGGCCATCGCCACCGTACTCAGCCAGCACGGCCATGCGATCACTGCGTACACAGTGGCCCGCCACCGCCGCCGCAGCGAAGCCAACGGCTGCCGGTGCACGCCGGGACGGCCTGTCGTGCAAACCCAGGACGCGACCGTAACCCGCAGCAGCGCCCACCCTTCCCCGATCAACGCACCCGAGGAAGGACTACTCATGGGCCTCTACTGGCAGGACGGCACGCGCATCACGAAGGCCGAGGTGCCCGCCGCCGCACTCGACGACCCACCCGTACGCATCACCCAGGACATCTACATCTCCGAGCCGTACGGCCGCGGCGACGGACAGCCAGAGGGATCCAAGCGGTTCCTCCTGTACCCGGCCGGGACCATCGCACTGCGTTCCGTCATCGACCGCCTCTTCGCCCCGGCCACCGTCACCAGCATCAGCCCGGCCAATGGCCCTGCGGCCGGTGACACGACCATCACCATCAAGGGCGACAACCTCGACGGCATCTCCGCCATCACCTTTGGCAGCACTGCAGGCACTGAGTTGCAGATCCGGTCGGCGGGTGAACTGACCGTGAAGACCCCGTCCGGCACAGCCGGACCCGTGACGGTGACCATCGTCGACGACAGCGGTTCAGTCGCCAAGCCCAACGGATTCACCTACGTCTAGTACGCCGCGCCGGGGGCGCCTCAGCTGCAATACGGCGCCCCCAAGCCCGCCCATCCCACCACCCGAGCGCATCGCACGACACAAACCCGGCCCCGTGTACAGGGTGCGCGCGACCAGACCCACACTGCTCAAGGAGCCACCACATGGCCGCCACCCGCACCCGTAAGGCCACAGCCACCAAGGCTCAGGACACCCCCGAGACAGAGGCGGCCGTCCCCGCCCTCGATGCCGACAAGACCCCAGCCGCACCCGACGCCGCTCCACTGGAGCCGCCGCGCGTCGACGAGGCACCTGAACCACCCGCCCCCAGCCTGTATGTGACGCCGACCGAGGTCATCCCGGACGGGGACCACTTGTCCGACGTCATCCTCGACGACTCCACCGGGCAACCGCCGGCCGACCTCGACGCCGTATTCGTGCCGCTCACCCCCTACGGTTCCACCCTCCAGTGCACCGTCCGCCTGGTGGAGCGAACCTTCCTTGGCCCGCACCGCACCCCCGTCGTTCGCCTGCTTCAGCCCAAGGGCGCCTCGGTCTCCGAGCACATCGCCACCCGCATCACGGAACGGCTCGCCGCCCAGGCCGCACGCACTGCCGACAGCAACCAGTAAGAGGAGGCATACGGGTGTCCGTCTACGACCACCAACCCACGTGGGCCGGGGCGCACTACGACCCCGCCCTGGCCGGAGGCGAGGTGACACGACTCGACCTGTACGCAACCCCCGAGCGCAACGGAACGGTCGTCACCTCGGCCACCCCCGCCGTCCGGCTCCGCCCCGGCGTATACCGGTTCACCCTTCCCACACTCGCGCCGGGGCGCTACTGGGGCACGGTCACCTTCACCCCCAGCGCGGGCGAGCAGTCGGTCACGGACACCTCCGTGCGCCTCGACCTGCCACTCGGGCAGGGCCTGATCGGGTCGCCGGAATCCGTTGCCGATGCACTCGGCGTCCCCCTCCCCCTCACCTCTGCCCAGCGCGCCGCGTACGAACAGGCTCTGCGCGACGCCCAGGCCGACGTCGCCGCCTACCTCAACCGCCCCGTGATCCCGCGCGTGACCACCCTGCGGGCCGTCACCCCGCGCTGGGCGCAGCCACTCGACGAGATCGACGCCTGGCCTGCCGGCCCCGACGATCTCGCCGAGGTCATCACCTACCGCGCCAACGCCGATGGCACGTACGACGTGGACCTCCTCGTCGGACTGAACGGCGCCCAGGAGGAACCACTCGTCCGCTACGTCGTCGCGCACGCCGCCGAGTCGATCCGGCAGCGTCCGGACCACGACGGTGGAGGCCGACGAGTGTCCTCGGTGAGCGCCGAAGGCCAGTCCGTGTCCTACGAGACGGCCCCACAGACCGGCCAGGCCGGGGCCCTGCCCACAATCGACTCCCTCAAGCGGCTGCGTCGGCTGACGTTCCAGCGGGTTGTGGCCCCTCACCGCGCCCCGTGGCCGTACTCGTCCAACCGAGCAGGCTGGCGCTGAACGATGGCCGTCGTTCTGCCGAACCGTCGCCTGACGCTCTGCGTCCTCGAACACCCTTGGGACAGGGACGACAACGGCGTTCCTGTCCCACCGGATCCCACCCGCCGCCCCGAGCCTCGCGGTACCTGGCCCGGCGCGGCTCAAGAGCAGCCCGACGGCACATGGTCCCTACGCCTCGACCCGGCCGCCTGGCCGATGAAGCCCGGCGACACCGTCAGCGACGAAACGGGCACGTCTTGGACCGTCACTACCGCCCGCATCCACCGCGTGCCCGACTGCCCGGCAGTCGACTACATACAGGTCACCGCAACCCGAAACCCGGTGGAAGTCCCCTGAGTTGGCGAAGTTCACCCCCAACCCCGCCCTGGAGTCGCTGCTCCTGCAAATGATCGCGCCGCACGTGCAGCGCATCGCCCACCAGGTGGAAGTCGAGGCGAAGCGGCTCGCGCCGCCCACCAAGCGGTGGATCACCGTAGCCGACGAGCAGGTCCGCCCGACCCACGCCGCAGCACAAGGGCAGATCGTGCCGGGCAACCTGCGGTTCACCGTCAACTCCATGGACTGGGACCGCCGGCACCGTGGTGCGGGCCAGAGCACGTACATGCTCCAGCCCCGCGACCAGTCATCCCGCGCCGTCGCCAACTTGAAAAACTGCCGGTGCACGACGACGGTCGACCCCCAGGGCATCGCTCGAAACATCACCACCGGACAGCCGATCATCGCCGGTAAGAAGGTCACCGTGACCGTCACCGTCCGCGGGCCGATGGTCGTCGAAGCCGAAGTCGGCACCGTCTATCCCGGCAACCTCGCTGTGGACGGCGCCCACTTCATGGCTAGGGCCACTGCGATCGTCGCCGCCCGCCGATGAGCCCGGGCCTGCCTTAGGGCCTGTGCCGGACGAGTCGCAACGGTTGGCCCATCGGCGGATCGTTTCATATCCGCCGGACGGTTCTTGAGGCGGTGGAACTGCTTGGACGTCGGGGTCAGGTGAGTGGAGTGCTGTTGGGTTCGGCGTACAGCTTCCGCATCTCGTCACTGAGGGGCAGGTCGAGGCTGCGGCCCTTGGGTGGCAACGGCGAAGCGAACCACTTGTTGTAGAGCTTCTCGGCCTCGCCGGAGAGCTGGAGGTCCGCGATAGTGCGGTTGACCAGCATGCCGAACTGGTCGTCACGCTTGCGCATGCTCAGGGCCATGGCCCCGCGTGCCCGAGGCGTGCCGACGACGCGCCAGGACTGGGGCTGCCGGGCGCGGAGGGCCATGCCGGCCAGAACGGCGTCGCGGCCAATGCACGCAACGACGCGACCGCCCTCCAGCATCTGGAACGCACCAGGGGCGTCCTTTGCAGCGATGATCGTCATGCCCAGGCCCTGCTTGTCGTTCAGGCTCCTGGCTTCACTCTCGCCCATTGTCCCGGCCGTGGTCACGACAGCCGTGCCTTTGAGTTCTGACCAGTCGCTGACCGGGGAGTCGACTCGGGTCAGAAGACGCACATCAGAGAGCAGGGCCGTGGTGGAGAAGTCAACGTGCTGCGCCCGCTCGATGGTGTGAGCGGTCAATCCCGCCTCAAGGTCCACCATGCCCTTTTGTACCAGCTGTACTCGATTCTGCGGGGTCGCTGGGACATAGCGGACCTTCAGCTCAGGGATGCCCAGCTCGGCCTTCGCCGCCTCCACCACCCGTAGCGCCAAGTCGATCGCGTAGCCGACCGGCTGGCCCATCTGGTCGTAGTACCCGAGAGGGAACAGTCCTTCCCGATGCCCGATCTGTATGTACCCCGTGTCCCTGATCTTCGCCAAAGTGTCTGATGGCGCCCCGAGACTACCGACCGAACCCATACCTGACCTCCCTAACTGACTGCACATGACGCCTCATGATCCACTCAACGCCCCGCGACGTACAGCCCGCGTCGAACACGCCCCCATGGCTGAGTCGCCATGCCCTCGCACATGCGAACCAAGGCCCGTGCAACAGATCTACCCAGACCCCTCGGCCAGGCCCTAGCCGCGCCCTAGCCGTCTATTCGGCGCGAGCAGCTCCAGGTGGCCAAACTTTCCGGTCAACGCGAGGGTCAACTGCTCAAGGCTTCGCGCACGACGCGACATAAGCCGGGCAGGCCCGCACAGTGCGCGCCATGACCACGAAGAACACCACCGCCAAGACGTCCGATGCCCAGGAAGCGGCCGAGGAGAAGATCTTGAACGTCCCCTCTGCCAACATCCTCGAACCGATGGAGTCCATCGTCCTCTCGCATCATCTGCGCATCGAGGGCGCCGACTTTGTGCCAGGTTCGAAGGTCCGCGTCCCCAGCGACTATGCGCGGCGACTGCGTCGTCAGGGCTATGTGGCCCGCTCCTGATGACCGGTCCTTATCAACTCGCCGACGCTGATCCGGTCTCGGCGGTCCTCGCTTGGCTCCGGACACATCCGAGGACCGCCGACGCCCTCGGCGGGCCCGGCCGGGTCTCCGGCATCGCCGAAGCACCGTGGCCCCACCTACGCGTCGCCCACGGCCCCGGCGGTGATCTCCGTGACCTCACGTGGGCCACCACGCCGGAGGTGACGCTGGAGGTGTACGGCGATCCTGGCGGCTGGCCGGGCCAAGCCGAGCTGCGGCGCATCCTCCTGGTGTGTGCGGCCGCGGCCACGGAGATCGTCGAGGCGCCCTCGGCTCCCGGGAAGCCCATCATCAGCGGCATCCGCCCATCCGGAACGCTCGTGTGGTCACCGCTCGTCGACGGGCAACCGCGCTGGCTCCTCGGCCTGCTGGTGACCCTTCACCCGTGAGGACGCGACGCTAACGACGTGCTCTCCCCATGGTTCAGCTAGTCGATCACTGGACCCCAGGGAGAAGCCGCCATGGCAGGCGAGAGCGCCAACAGCAACGAAATTGTCATTCCGTCACTCACTCGCGTGTGGCTGGCCGCCGTCGGCACGACCGCGCCGGCCGACGCCACCGTCGTCATGCCATCGGGCTGGCGATCCGTGGGCCTGACCACCGAGGACTCGCTCAAGTTCAACAACGAGCCGAACTTCGAGCAGGTTCGCTCGGCCCAGTCCTCGTTCCCGACCCGCACCTTCCAAACCCAGGACGCGTCGACGATCGAGGTCGATCTTCAGCAGTGGTCCGGGCCCAACTTCCAGGCGGTGTACGGCGGCGGAGAGATCACCACGGTCACCGCCGCCGACACCAAGAAGCACTTCAAATTCGTGCCGCCCAGGATCGGTAGCCGCACCGAGATCGCCGCGTGCATTGAGGTCGTCGACGGCGGCAAGCACTACCGGTACATGGTGCCGCGCTGCATGCAGATGGAAGGCGTGAACACCGAACTCGCCAAGACCAAGGAGGCCGTGCTGCCGTTGCGGCTCGCGGTGCAGGGCGGTGACGACACCGACGCCTGGTACGTGATCACCGACGACAACGCGTTCGCGCCGCCCGCACCCCCGGCCGGCGGCTGACCCCTCGCGCGGCAGCGTGCGACACAAGGCGCCTGCGCCTGCCAGTGTCCGCGCGCTGCCGCACCCCGCGACTCAGCCCGCATACACGAGAGGTCCGCCTGCCATGTCCTTCGTCATCGACCTGGATGCCGAGCGCCGCGAAGTCCAGTACCCCAACGGGATTCCCGTCCTGCTGCGCGGCGAACAGTTCCTCTTCCCCGCCGAGCTGCCGGCCGCATCCTTGGACCCGCTGCTCTCCGACGACCTGGACCTCATCGGCCTGCTCGGCGACATCTTCGCCGCCACCGAGAACCCGACGGCCGCCACCGTCATCGAACTCGCCTTCAAGCGGCCCAAGCTGCCGCGCCAGTTCGTCGACGCGATCTACGACATCCACCGCTCCCTCCTCGGCGACGAGGAGTACCAGCGGTTCGCGGACCTGGCCCCCTCCTTCCCGGACTACGTCCGCCTCACGATCGGCCTGGCCAAGGTCTACGGAGTCGACCTGGGAAAGCTCTTCGGACTGGGCGGCTCCTCCGCGAACAGTGGGGAGACGTCGAGTCCGACCTCAGCCGCTTCCACCACGGGCTCGACGCCCGAGGAATCTGGCGCGAGCCAGGAGAGCCCGGCTTCATCGGACTGAGGCGTCTGATCGTCCTGATCGACGGCCTCCCCGAGGAATCCCGAGTCAAGTCCGCCCCCGTCGACGGGTGGACCGTACAAACGGAACTCCTGGCGCAGCTGATCGAGGAGATCAGCATTCTGGCCGCCGACCGGCGACGTGATGCCCCCAAGTCCATCCCTCGCCCGTACAACTCGGCCGCGACTGCCGCACCCCGGCGGCCCGGCTCGCAGCCGCAGCCCGCCCCACCATCCACGGGGCACCGGCAGATGCTCGCGGCCGCGATGCAGAGAGGAATGGTCCGCAGTGGCTGAGGGCCTGCAGGCTGGCCGGCTTGACGTGCCGGTCGTCGCCGACCTCGCCGGGTTCGTGCGCGAGCTCCGCACCAAGGTCGAGGATGCCGCCGCGGGGCTGGCCGTCAAGGTCAAGGTCAAGGTCTCCGCCAAGGACCTCCGCAACAAGCTTGAGGCGGCCGTCAAGGAGGCGTCCAAGGGCGTCAGTGCCAAGATCAAGGTCAAGGTCGACGGCAAGGACCGGTTCCGCGCCGAGGTTGACGCGATGGCGCGCCGCCTCGCCAGCACGGACGTCCGGATCCCGGTACGCCCGGACGGCGACAATGCCCGTGGCGGCGGGTTGCGGTCCCGCCTGCGTGGCCTGATCGGAGGGGCCCAGGACGAAGCCGACCGCAACCCGGTCAGCGTGCCGGTGCAGATGCGCATGCCCCGGCGGGGCCGCGGCGTGATCCGCATGCTGGGCATCGGGTCCCTCGTCTCGGTCCTCCAGCCTGCCGTCGGCGCCCTCGTCCAGTACGGCGCCGGGCTGACCGCCCTGGTGTCCGCGGCGGCCCCAGCGGTTGGCGTGCTCGGCGCAATACCCGGCCTGATCGCGGCCACGGGTACCGCGGCGTTCGGCACGATCCTCGCGTTCCGCGGCTTCACGGACGCGGTGAAGAACTCTGCCAAGGCGGAGCAGACGCTTGCGGCCGGCGGCAAGCTCACCAAGTCCCAGCAGGCGCAGCTCAAGCAGTCTCTCGACGAGTTGTCCCCGTCGGCCCGCAAGGTCGCGCGGGACGTGGTCGGTCTCGGCGATGCCTGGCGGGGCGTTCGCAAGGGTGTGCAGGAACGTTTCTTCTCCAAGTTGGTCGGGGAGGTCAAGCCCGCCGCGAAGGTGGTGTTCCCGCTCCTGTCGTCGAGCCTCGGCGATGCCGCCGGGCAGATGGGCAACCTCGTCAAGCGGGGCGCCGAGTTCATGCAGACCGGCCCCTTCCGCCGGGACTTCCAGACGGTTGCCGGTACCAGCTCCAAGGTCCTCGGCAGTGTCACCCGCTCAATGGGGAGTCTGGGCCGGGCCACCCTCGACTTCATGGTGGCCTCCGGCCCGTTCACCGAACGGGTCGGCAAGGGAGTCGAGCGGTTCGCGCAGTGGACGCGGGCCTCCGTGGCGGCCGGGCGGGAGACTGGGTCGCTCGCGCGCTTCCTCGACCACGCGGGCACGAAGGCGAAGCAGCTAGGCCGCTCGACCCGCGACCTGGTCAAGGGGCTGGGCGGCGTCGGCCGCGCAGCCCAGGACTCCGGCAACGCGCTCCTCGACGGGTTCGAGGGCACGATGACCCGCTTCAATCGCTGGGCCAACAGCAAGGTTGGCCAGAACGCGATGAAGCAGTTCTTCAGCGACGCGTCCGGCAGCTTCCATGAACTGAACGCGCTCGTCGGGGACTTCGTACGCGGGCTCGGGCGCGCCGCCAAGGACGGTGGGATCACCGATCTGATCCGGCAGATCCGCACCCAGCTGATGCCGGCCCTCGGCTCGGTCTTCACCGCCATCGGCCAGTCGATCGGCCCTGCGGTCGTCGCCGTCGTCTCGAACCTGGCGACCGCCTTCGCCAACCTCGCCGGAGCCGGGACGGGCCTTGGCTTCCTGCTCACTGTCTTCAATGGCCTGCTCTCCGGCTTCAACCAGCTCATGAGAGTGGTGCCGGGCGCCAACACCGCTCTGTCCACGCTCCTCGGCACGATGCTCGCGCTCAAGGTGATCACCATGGTCACCGGGATGCTGCGCACCTTCGGCGCATCGGCGGTCTCCTCCGTCTCCACGGCGAGAACGTCTTTCAACTCCCTCGGTACCACCATGCGGGGCGAGCTGGGACCCGGAGTGATGGGCCCGCACATCACGACATGGCAGCGCATGGGGGCCGCGTACCGGGGAGCGGCAGCAGACGGGGGCCGCCTGACCGGCACCCTGCGCGGTATCGGCGCAGCGAACAGGGTCGTCTCCAATGCGGCGGGTGGCATGGTCGCCGCGCTTGGCGGCCCCCTCGGTATCGCCATCACCGGGGTCACGCTCGCTCTTGGCTTCCTGGCCACCCGCCAAGAAGCCGCCGCCCGCGCCACGCAGGCACACAAGGAGCGGGTCAACTCCCTCTCCCAGGCCTTGTCCGCGTCCGGCGGCGTGATCGACGCCAACGTCCGCGCCCAGGCGGCGCAGATCCTTCAGGAGACGGAACTCGCCAACGGCAAGGGCAAGTTGGTCGACAGGATGCGCACGGCGGGCGTGACGCTGGGCACCCTGACGAATGCCTACCTCGGGCAGGGCGTCACGTTGAAGGACCTGGAGAAGCAGCTCCAGGCCACCGCCGACAGCCACAGGCGTTCAGCCAAAGAAACCGCATACGGAGTACAGGTATGGGATGACGAAGGCCTGGCCGCGATCCGCGCCAAGGAGGCCTTGTCCACTGTGCGCGGCGAGCTGGAGAAAGGTCAGGCTAAGCAGAAGGAGTTGGCCGACGCCGTCAACAAGTCGGGGTCCACTGGCACGGGCGCGTACGACCGGCTCCAGGCCGCCGTCCAGGGCTTCAGCGACAAGACCAAGAGCGCAGACGAGCGCGTCGAGTCCCTGAAGCGGGCGATGGACGCGCTGACCGGCAACACCGAGTCGTTCCACGACGCCACCGCCCGGCTCAACCAGCAGATGCTGACCATCGACGACACCCTGGCCGGCTCCATCGACAAGGCGCAGGGCTGGGGCAAGGCCCTCGTGGACAGCGACGGCTTCGTCAATACCGCCACCCGCAACGGTCAGAACCTGAACTCCCAGCTCACCGACCTGCGGAACTCGATGCTGGGGGTGGCGACCCGCGCCCAGGAAGCTGCCGAGCAGGGCCTCATGCCGATGTCGGAGGCGATGCAGAAGAGTCAGGGCGCGATGGAGAACGCCCGCGCCAAGGCGATCGCGCTCGCTCAGGGCATGGGGCTGAACGCCACCGAGGCCAAGGCGTTGGCTGATCAGATGGGGTTCATCCCGGCCACGATCACCACGCTCATGACGACTCAGGGCATTCCAGAGGCGACCGCGGGGTTCCTGAGTCTGCGGGGCCAGCTCGAAGGCCTCGGCAAAGGACAGAGCATCACTGTCACGGCTCCGACCGCCGACGCGCGCGCCCAGATCGAGGCGCTCGGATTCACCGTCACGGCCCTGCCGGGCGGGAAGAACGTCTCGATCACCGCGCCGACTGGGGGTGCCCGCGCTGACATCGGGGCGCTCGCCGCGGATATTGCGAACGCCCCGAACAAGAAGGACGTCACGGTCACCGCGATCATCAACCAGGCCGTCGGGGATCTGTCTTCCATCCAGAACCAGGTCGCGGCGATGAAGGGCAAGGAAATCGCGGTGACCGCGCCCACCGCGACGGCGCAGGACGCCCTGAAGGACCTCGGATACAAGATCCAGAACGTCGACAGCGGCGGCAAGACCGTCCGGATCACCGCCCCTACCGGCACCCCTCTGCAGCAGGTCCAGGACATCCAGAGCAAGATCAACAGCCTGACCGGCAAGGAAGTGAACGTCGTCATCCGGTACTCGACGCTGGGCACCCCGTACGTGTCCGAGCACGCGGACGGCGGGATCGTGAAGTTTGCCGACGGAGGCATCCGCCGTATGACTGGCCGCGTTCGGGCCTTCGCGAATGGCGCCGAACAGCACATCGCCCAGGTTGCCCGGGCGGGCGAGATGCGGCTGTGGGCCGAGCCCGAGACCGACGGCGAGGCGTATATCCCGCTGGCCAGCTCGAAGAGGAGACGGTCCGAGGAGATCCTCGCGTGGGTCGCACGGTACTTCGGCGGGACGGTCGTCTATCCCGATCGCGCCCTGCGGCAGTACGCCAACGGCGCGATGTCCCTGGGCCAGAGCGGCGTCCGCAGCAGCGTCTCCCGCCCCCTGGCTTCGCAGGGCGGCGGCGCCCTGGTCGGCGGAGATCTGAACCTGACGATGACCGGCGCTCCCATCTCCCCGGGCGAGGCCCTGAACGACGCGCTATTCGAGCTGCGCCGTATCCGCCGAGGAGGCGCACATGCTGTCTGAGGGTGAGTGGAATCTGGTCTACGGGCCCAGTGGGCTCCACCCGGGGGCGGACTTCGTCTTCGGCACGACGGCGAGCGGGTACTACCTGCTGGAGCCCTACGAAATTGCCTACGGCGATACGGACACCGGCGACACGCCGCTGCCGCAGGCCGATGGCGTGCGGCTCGGCAGGGACTACCGCGCAGCCGCAACGCTCACGTTCGAGATCGGTGTGGACAGCGTCGACAGTGCCTCCGATCAGCCCGGCCGGCACGGGCACAACCTGGCTGCACTGTCGGATATGGGCCGGGTCTGGGACGCCGAGGCAGTACGGGGTCGCTTCGGAGTTCCAGCCGTGCTCCGCACGGTGCAGGGCGGACGGTGCCGCCGCTTCTACGGCCGCCCCCGCAAGTGGGCACCTGCCGGGTCGCGGCTCACCCGCCAGGGCTACACGCCGGTCGTCACCACTTTCGCTTGTGTGGACGGGGTGGCCTATGACGATGTCGAGAAGAGTGTCCGGGTCGACCTGAACCCGCCGCCGCACCGGGGGCTGGCGGGGCCGCTGCGGACGCCGCTGACGATGACCGGTGAGAGCACGGCGAAGACGTCGGTGGCCGCGGTGGTCGAGGGCACGAAGCCGGCGTGGCCAGTCATCACGATCTACGGCCCGATCAGCCAGCCTTCGTGCGAAGTGGTGCTCCGTGACGACGAGCAGTTGTGGAATGGCGGTCAGCGCGGGTGGCGCGTCAGTCTCGACAGGAAACTGCGTGACGGGGAGTGGATCACGATCGACCCGCGGCCGTGGGCCCGCACGGTGCTGCTCAACAATGGCGGCTCAGTCGCCGGAGCGCTCAGCCGCGACACTCCTCGGATGCAGAACATGCAGCTCCCGCTTGGCCGCCACGACCTGGTCCTTCGCGGCGTCGACGCCACCGGGTCGTCGTTCATGACGGTCGCCTGGCGAGACGCCTACACGTACCTGTGACACCGCGCGCCGATACGGCCCTTGGCAGGCCGCGACGCAAGCCGCCTTCGCCGTGGACAGTGCCCGCCTGTCGTCAGCAGGAGGGAAAGCACATGTGGGACAGCGTTCCGTGGTTCGTCGAGGGCGGGGCCGAGCACAGCTCGGAGGTCACACGCCTCATGTCGTACGCGGCGTTCGGCGGCTCTCAAGGAATCGTGGGGACCGCGGACTTGCAGGTGCGTTCCCTGATCGCCCCGGCGGCCGCGGTGCAGATCGCCCCGGGGGCGTGCGCACTCTTGAATCGGGCCGTGGGTGCCTCGTATCAGGCCTATGCCGCTCGATTGCCTGCCACACACGAGGTTCCGATCGCGGCGACGGGCCAGGCGGCCCGCTCGGATCTGATCGTCGCCAGGGTCGAAAACCCCTACTCCTACGGGGAGACCTGGCCGCTCCCTGCCGACCCGAAGGCGGGCCCGTTCATCTTCACGCGTGTGATCTCCGGTGTCCCGAACACGACCACCGACGTGCGGCAGATCCGTCCCGGCGATTCGGCGATCACTCTGGCCAGAATCGACATACCGGCGAACACCACCACGATCACCCAGGCGGTGATCACGGACTGCCGCTCCCTGGTCCAGCCCCGCAAGCAGCGGGACATCTACACCGCGTCGCCGACCAGTGATCAGAACTGGGGCGGCAACCGAAACGAGTGGATACAGTGGCCGCCCGTCGCCCGCTGGCAGGTCACCGTCCCTCAGTGGGCCACCAAGGCCCGCGTCATCATGAACTTGGCCGGGGCCCAGGTGATCGACGGCTCGGTGTGGGGCAGTTGCGGATTCCGTATCGGCCCCATGTCGGGGCAGTCCGTGGTGTTCGAGTCATCCACAGCACGCATCAACATGATCTCCGCAGACACAATCCAGGTTCCGTGGATCTTCCGCGGCAACTCCTTCTGGCTGGAAGCCATGATCCAGCTCGACGAACGGAACCGCGGCTGGCTCCAGGCCGATATCGCCACCACGGCAATCGCGGACGTCGAATGGTCGCAAGCACCCGAGGTGACACCGCGGTGACGGCCGCCTGGCGCTACATCGCCGCGCGAGCGCTGGACACGTTCGTGATCGACTGGGACGTGCCGCTGGCGCCGAGTGGCAATCCCAAGCGGACCCTGTCCGGGCCGGGTTCACTGAGCGGCACCATCGAGCCCGAATACGCCCGCATGCTCGGCCCGGACGGCAAGCCGATCATCCAAGAGTGGGGCACCAAGCTGTTCCTGGAGGTCGATGGGCATCTGCGGTGGGGCGGCATCGTCACGAAGATGGGGTTCGACGGGCCCAAGCTGAGCCTGGAGTGCGAGGGGCTGAGCACCTACGCGCACGGCATCCCGTTCGAGGACCACGTGATCTCCGGCGAGCTGATCACCCCGCCCGATCCGAATGCGGGAAAGGACAAGAACCACGACGGCTACATCGACGGTTCAAAACCGAAACGGCAGGTGCCGCCCCCGCCGCCGCCGTACACCGGCCCCCGCATCGACGCGTTCGAAGGGTTCCGCCGCATCTGGGCACACGTCCAGTCCCGGCCCTACGGCGACGTTGGCGTCACCGTCGACACACACAACCTCGGCGAACTCCTGGGGGCCGCAGACGGCTCCGACCCGTGGCAACTGTCCTGGTGGGACCACCCCGACTGCGGCGTTGCCCTCGACTCCCTGGCAAAGACCGTCCCGTTCGACTGGGTCGAGACGCACGACTGGTCCCCGTACGGCGGCAACCAGATCGAGCACCGAATACGCTTGGGCACCCCCCGCCTCGGCCGCCGACGCTACGACCTGCGATTCGCTGACGGCGAGAACATCTCCGCCATCGCCAAACCCGAGGGGCTGGGCGATGAGTTCGCCAACGAAGTGATGGTGCTCGGCAAGGGCGAGGGGCGCGCGATGGCCCGCGCCCAGGTGTACCGCTACGACGGCCGACTGCGTCGAGTGGCCACCGTCGCCGACAAGACCCTCTCGTCGGACTCGGCATTGCGGATCCGCGGCGAGCAGGAAATCGCCGGGCGCACTCAGGCGCTCCAGATTCCCGCAATCCAGGTCATCGACCACCCCAACGCCCAGTTCGGGGCGTGGGTGTTGGGCGACGACATCCGGATCCAGGTCCACGTTCCCTGGGTGGGGGACGTCGACGTGTGGCACCGCATCGTCGGAGACGAGATCAGTGCGGACGGCACCTGCGTCCTCAACCTCAAGCGCTCCGACAGCTTCCACTACTGAAGTGGCGGACACGTCGGTGCCTGCGGATCAACCGGTCAGGATGTTGGGGTTGTCGGCAGCGACCTTCGTCTGGTCGGCCGGCGGCGGCGTCACGGCGACCGGCTTGCCGAGGTCGGAGAGAGTCATCGTCAGCTGGGCGTAGGTCGTCGCCGCGTCCTTCATCGCGAGGCGCGCTTGTACCAAGTGCCCCTGGCCGTCGATCCACGCCTCCGCAGTGAAGGGCATCTTGCGGCCGCTGCCGTGGTACTCGCTGACAGCGTTGTCGAGCTTCTTTCGCGTGTCCGCGGCCATGCGCAGGACCATCGTGTCGTAGTCGAGGTCACCGGCATAGCGAGTGGCCTCGATGCCGTTGACGGTCTCCTTGCCCTTGGAGTGCACGCTCTGCATCTTGGACACTTGGAGCAGTGTGTGCTCCGGGTCGTTGTTCGGCGCGCGGAACAGGTAGTGGGCCTGTGCGGTGTCGCGGTTGGACCACAGCCAGCTGTGGTCCACTTCCTCGGGCTCGACGTTGCGCATGTAGATCTTGCCGTCGGCGAAGATCAGGTCGCCGCGGTTCTGGCCCTGGACGAGCTGGACATCAATACGGCCCTTGTCGGCAGCCATGTCGAAACTGCCGTCCGTGGCGATCTGCGCCTTCTTGCCGAGACCGTCCGCGAGGTCGAGCATGGTGCTGATGTGAGCACTTGTCTGCCGAGTGGCGTCAACTGCCTTCTGTACGGCTTCCTGCGCATCCGGGTCGTTAACGCGGGTGCAGGCAGCGCACAGCACGACGGCTATGGCGGCCAGCGCGAGGGGACGGCGCATCGGAACTCTCCAGGGTCGTGGTCGTTGCTTGGTCGGGCCCGCGTCGCCTGATGCGTCTTGCCTGCCTCGAACATGGGACAACCCGGAATCAGAAATCCACCCAGGTCGTCGCGAATTGAACCTTACCTGGGCTTTACCTTCCGCCGAGTAGCGGGTCCCCCCGCCCCTCACAGCGCGCGACGCAAGGGGTGTCGCCAGCGCAGCATCCGCGGTCATGGCGAACTTCCTGGATGCCCAGTCGGACGCGAAACGTATGGCCACGGTGCTGGCCGACTACGACCGTCGCCTCCAGGCACTCGAACGCACCACGCAGGCCTCCCGCACCAGCATCGAGGGCGGAGCCCTCCCCATCTACGCCAAGGACGGCACGCTGCGCGGGTCAGTCGGCATCCAGCCCGACGGAACGGTCGCCGTGGTCCCGCACAACTCAACGCCGCCGCCGACTCCGACGACCCCCACCGTCGAACCTGTCCTGGCCGGGCTCGTCGTCGGCTGGAACGGCACGTTCACCGACTCCTACAGCACGCCGGCCGACTTCTCCCACGTTCAGGTCCATCTCGGCACAGCCACCAATTTCACCCCGGATACGGGCACCCTCGCAGCGACCATCACCGGCGGGCGGGGCGGCACTGTCACCGTGGCCACGGCCTCGTACGCCGCGGTGCACGTCCGCCTGGTCGCCGCCAACACCGCCGGACAGCCAGGCCCGCCATCAGCCACGGTCGCAGGAACACCTAGGCAGGTCGATGGCCCTGACCTGTCCGCGCTGCTCGATCTGGCGGTCTGGCTCAAGGACGGCTCGATACCGGGCTCGAAGCTGATTGCGCAGACGATCGGCGCCGACCTGCTTGCCGCGAACGCGGTGGTCGCCGGGAAGATCGATTCGGGGGCGGTTCGTGCTCGGGAGTTGGCCGCGCAGTCGGTGCAGGCCACTCACATCCAGGCCGGTCAGATCGAAGCCACCCACCTGAAGGCGGGTGCGATCACCGCCGACAAGCTAGCCCTCGGCATCACCGGCAACTTCATCCCCGATCCGTCGTTCGAGGGCGAGGTCACGGCACAACGGGTCGCTGGGGCGGGTAGCTCTTGGGCGGTAGTGCCGGGAGGCAACAACTCGACGAAGGCGCTCCAGGTCGCGGCCAGCGCACCCGCTCCGGCCACCCGCGGGCTCCAGCTCGCCAGCGCGCCCGTCCTGCCGGGCGAGGCCCTGTATCTCAGCGTGGACTATCAGTGCTCGGCGGACTGGGTCGGCGAGGCGGTGAAGATCTACGCCCAGTGGGCGGATGGCTCCGGAAAACCCATGGACTCGTGGGGCGTTGTCGAGGCGAAGCCCCCGGTGCGCGACGGCACTTGGCAGCGCATATCTGGGCAAGTCAAGGCCCCGGAGCAAGCCACCCGTGCCTTGGTGGCCGTGGAGACCTTCGCGTCAACGGCCGGAACGGTGCGATTCGACAACGCGGAGGCTCGTGCCGTCATCGGTGGCCGCCAGACCGGGGCTCACGCAGAACTCTCGCCACAGGGGTTGCGGTTGTTCGACGGCGAGGGCCAGGAGGCCGTCGCACTCGTTTCCGGCAGGCCCAACTACCTGACCCTCGCTACCAACGGCACCCCCGTGGCGACCATCGACCAACGCGGCAGCGCAGGCTTCCAGGATCTCTCGGTCGCCGGAGCCCTCACTATCGGCGGCGATCCACTGCAGCGGCTCCTGGACCGGATGCCCCGCGGCTTGCTGGCGCTGGACTATCAGGCATCCGTCATCACCTCGACGGGCACCGAGATGGGGTACGTCGAATTGGCCTTCAACTCCGAACCCGGGCGCACCTACCGGATCGTCCTTGACTGTTTCTGCGATCCCTCGGTGGCCGGCGGGGAGCTACAGATCCGCTTTCGTGACGGCGGCGCATCGACCCCGCGCATCACCTCACCCCAGATGCAGTGGGGGGTGTGGCCGATGCGCAGCGACGACTGGATGCGCGTGCGCATCGAGCACATCTTCCGCGGCGATGACCTGACCCCAGGCCTGCACCGACTCCTGTCGACGTTCCGTAACGTCAACGGGCCCGGCGGGCAGACCGTCACCTTGCGCGGTCACGACACAGGCCTCGGCCTGATGTACATCGAAGACCTGGGGCCCCACATCCCGGAGACCGGTGTCTATAACAACGGCGGGGGAACCACCACGCCGCCCCGCCAGCAGTACACCCGGACCTATCCGGCGGCCTGGTCCGGCTCGTACGCCAACCGCAGCGGCTACAACTCCTACTTCGGAAACGCGATGCTGCAGGGCTACTACAGCTCCTCCAACGGCACGCAGGCGTCACTCGTGGGGTTCCCCGGCTCGCTGACCAGCGACCTGTCCGGAGCGAAGATCCAGAAGGCCGAGCTGTACCTCTACTTCGAGCACTGGTACTACAACGACGGCGGCACCGCGGTCATCAAGGCGCACGGCCACGCCTCCCGGCCCTCCAGCTTCTCGTGCGACTCCCAGTCCATGGCGGTCGGTTGGGGCAAGAACGTCGGGAAGTGGGTCGATATCACCAGCATCTTCGACAGCACTTCCTGGCGCGGCATCGCCTTGGACCCCAACAACTCCTCCTTGTCGTACTACGGCCGGGCGCGGGGCTACGGCCAGGACAACGCCCCCCAACTCCGCGTCACTTACACCAAGTAACCCATCCCCGAGGAGACCACCATGTCCTTGTCCCCGCTGCTGGCCGAGCACGACCTGCTTGTGCGCAGCCCCCAGTTCTGCTCCCGCGTGCGGATGGCGTTCGCACGCATCGCCCGGGAGGTGATGGCCGAGGGCCCGGACACTCACGGCAACCCGCTCCGTGTGGCTTTCGCCCGTACCGTCCTTAGCCCCGCAGACCTGACCGGGCCCGGCCAGGCGGCGGTCATTGCCACCGACGCCACCGTCTCCGCCGCGGCGCTCGCTGCCTATGCCGAAGGGCAGCCCGATACCGCCCAGGCTGCGGTTACCGACGAGCAGATCCTCACCGCCGTACGTGCCGCTTGGAACATCACCGCCGGCGTCAGCCCGGCCCCGGCGAACGGCCGAACTCCCTGACTCGTTCCAGGAGGCGACACAAGCAGCCTGATCCCGCACGGTACGGACTGCAGGGAGCCGCGGGCCCCTCGGCTCCGGCTTCCGCGCGCCCCACTCACGCACCATTTCAAGGAGACGCCGTGGACTGGCTCAGCTCCCTGGCGCCGATCATCGCCTCCCTCACCGGCATGGCCGGTGTCATCGGGGGTGCCTGGTTCAGCTACCGCCAGGTGCGGCGCCGTGGGGATGCTGACGAACACGTCGCATCCGTACAGGCCGCGACCTCGGCGCAGGTCAGCGAAGGGCAGACCTATGTCGAGGCGATGAAGACGGTGACCTCGGGGTTCGCGAGTCTCCTCGACCAGCAGCGCGGCATGCTCGACCAGCAGCAGACGCTCCTCGACGCGGAGCGCACGATGCACGCACAGACCGTCGAGCGGGTCACCCATCTCGAAGCCGGGCAGCTCGAACTACAGCGTGAAGTCCGCCTCCTCCAGGAGGAACAGCGCCGCGACCGCCGTTGGAAGGCCGTGGCACTCGAATACATCCACACCCTGATCGACGCCATCAGGAAGCTCGGCCGTACCCCACCCGAGCCGCCTGTCGAGATCGCCGAGGACATCGCAGCCCCGTAGTGGCGAGCGCGCGACACAAGCACCCGCAGCCGGTCACTGTCTCGGCGACTCGTTCCCGACAGACAGGGCTACCCCTATGTCCAGCACCCTTGAATCCATCGCCACCGGCTCGGCGGTCGGCTCCCTCCTCCCCCTGCTCACCGCGATCGTGCAGCGTCCGGCATGGTCGGCCGCCACGAAGAAGGTCGTGGCCACACTGGTGGCGCTTGTCGGAGGTGTGATCACGGTCGTCAGCGTCGACGGCCTGGACCTGTTCGAGCACGGCCTGCCCACGCTCGGCACGCTCGCCGCGGTGCTTGCCGCCTCGCAGACCACGTACGACCTCCTGTGGAAGCCGAGCAAGATCGCACCCGCAATTGAGTCTGTGACCAGCCCGACGGGCCAGGGAGAGGCTGGATAACGTCCGCTGCGGATCGGCCGCCGACTGCCGGCGGGTATCATCCGCACCTAGGTGGCCGCTTCGCCGCCGAACTCACTACGTTGAGGACCGCTGCCGGTTCTGGGAGTTTGGGTATCCCTTTCCTCCTGGGTCGACTGGCAGACCAACGGGCCGAGACACTGCGCGCGTGCAGAGCGCCCAGGGCCGGAGAGCGGTTGCTCCTGCGACGACCCGGCACACGGAGTGGGTTCGGTTGCGAGGCAGCCATCGTTACGGCCGCCACGCGCGGCGGCACAACGGCTTGCCAGTACCGGAGCCGCTACGACCAGGAGGAGCCGCGGGGATGGCCGACGTGCAGCCACCTGCCGAGCAGGTCTCGGCAGAGGTGAAACGCCTCAAGGAAATGTCGCACCAGACGTTCTTCGAGGCATGGGCGACGTACGTATTGGGCGGAATCGACCCCCGGGCCCCGCGGGACGTGCAGGGGGCCGCGTTCCGTTCGCCGGACCTGGCTACCCGCACCCTCGTCACCGCCGACCGCACCGCACGCGAGATCAAGACCGTGCTGCCCCGGGGCGACGCGGAGTCGAAGCGTGAGTACCAGGCCCGCATGAACGCCTTCCGTGCACAGCTCCAGGCGGCCCGGCAACCCGTCGTCGAGACGATCGAAGACCTCGCCGACGACGAGGCGGAATACCTGGCTCAGCTCGCCGACGAGGACTTCGCGAGTGAATGGTCAACGTTCGTGCAGGAGGCAGCCGGGAGTACGCGGGCCGGGCACAACTACGTCCAGGGCCTGGCGTTCCGCTCTCCGGAGGTTGCGCTGCGCACGAAGACACTGACCGAGCAGATGATGCGCACCCCGGAGGGGTACCTGCCCGCCGAGGCGGGCGAGACACGCAAGGCGCACGACGCGCGTGTCGCCCAACTGCGGTCGCGACTGGAAGCCGAGCTGCGGTTCCTGCAATACACGCTGAACTACTCGGAGGCACGGTGGGGGCGGATGCCGTCTGCCCCGAATCACCGCCTGCAAGCCATGCGGCTGCTTGCCGAAAAGCACCCCGAGGACTTCTCCCAGTTGCTCAACGCGGTGCGCGCCGACGCGAAGAAGGCGCGCGAGGAGGTACGTCGGCAGCGACGGTTCGAACTTCGCAGGCGGGCGCGCCCAGCGAACTGACGCCGCAACCGCCCTCAGGGCGCGCCCGCTCGGGCGCGCCCTTCTTCGTGTCCTGGGCGCGCCGTGAGCCCAGAGGCGCGCCGGGTGTGGGTCCGCCCGCCGCTGGAGTGGCGCGACCGCGCCGAGGGGGCGGCCAGTGCAGGGTGCCGGGCGCGCCATCTCAGCGGCGCGCGCGGAAAACTTGCAGGTCAGGCCATGGCGCGCCACCAGGAGGGGCGCGCCTACGGGCAGGAGGACGGCGCCCTCGACGGGGCGCGCCGCGATGTTGATGGCGCGCTTCGTGCGGTGCGCCGGCCGGGAGGGCGCGCCCCAGAGGTGGCGCTCGTGTAAGGGCGCGCTCCTCACCGATGATCACGGTGGCGCGCTCGGTGGCAAGAGCGGGGAGCGCCACTGTTGCGCTGGAGCGCCGGGTCGGGGGTCAGGCGCGCCCCCAGGTGGTAGCCCTGGAGGCGCGCCTTCGCGATGACGTGAAGTGGCGCGGGGCGCGCCCGGCTACGCGTGCGGGATTTGCTTAGCGAGGAGCGTCGCGTTCCAGACGTCGTCAGCGGCTGGCTCGAAACCCCTGGCAAGGGGAAGCGGACGAGGCATAATTGGCTTGTTGGATCCCCGCTGTGCGGGGATGGCCCCGTAGTGAAGAGTGCCAAACATTGCTCCCCATGCACGTGGGGATGGCTCCAAGGACGTCAGGTGTCAGGTCGATCCACTGCTCCCCGTGCACGCGGGGCGTGCTCGGGGAGCAATCACGTCATGTCGCCTCACCCGACCGTGACCAGGTCGTCGTAGAGCGTCGAGAACATCGCGGCGATCTTCAGCTCCGGCTTGCCCGCCAGACGGTAGGCGTTGGCGATGTCCCGCTGCCCCTGCTCCTCCAAGAGCGCGATCACCGTGTCGCGGTGCTCGATCACGTAGGTCCGCAGCTTCGTCATGGGCGGCGGCGTCCCGTCGTCCGGCCTGGCGATGGGCGCGAGGTGTTCCTCCATGGGCACCCCCAAGAGGCGGGCCTGGATTTCGGCTTCGGTGAGCAGCACCGCCATCGCCTTGTTCGCCTTGTTCATCTGAGCGGGCCGGGGACGCGGAAGGTCCTGGGGCTCCTCGGCTTCGCTGACGTCCTCGGGGTGCTCATCCACGGGCGGCTGCTCCTCGGGGTCCGGCGGCGGGAACCCCTGCCCGTCCGGCTCGGGCGCTTGGGTATCCGTCGGGGCGCTGTCATGCGTCTGCTCCTGCGGGGCCTGGCGCTCCTTGGAGTCATCGCTGTGCTCGCCCGCCGTGGCCTGCTCCGCCTTGGCCTTGAGGTGGTCGAGTGACTTGGTGATCAGCTCGTCGGCATTCATCTGACCCCACGCGGTATTGGTCTGTACGGCCTTGAGAACACGGCGGCCATAGTCCTCCCGCAACTCGCGCAGCGCGCCCTCCGGATCGATGGGGTGCATGAGGGCGTCGCGGATGAGCTGGGCGGCCTGCTCGTTGCTCAGGGCCGGAGCCGGCCGGGGCGGGTCCGCCCGCACGGTGGTCGGCTCAGGCTGCTGACCGTGCTCCTGCAAATCGCCGTCGGGGCGCAGTTCGGATACGGACCGGGACTCGACAGCGTCCTGGATGCCGAGGCGGCGCAGCAGCGTGTCCACGCTGAAGTCCGGGAACCGCTGGGACTCGCCGGGCTGGATCGACATGTGCAGGGTGCGCACTCCGGTGAGCCAGGCCTCGCCGACCGCGTGGAGCTCCACGATGGCGTCGACCGCTGCGGGCAAGTTCTTCTCGGCCTTCACCTTCCGGGTGGTATTCCGGGTCGGCTTGTCGTTCTCGAAGGCGGTGACGACTTCCTGGCGGGCGATGAGCAGAACGGGGCCGGGGTGGCGGCGCAGCAGCCACAAGACCTCCCCCCACCGGTCCTTGGCCCGGTTCCACAGGTCGGCATCGACAACGACGGGGTCATCGGTACTGGGCGCGCGGCGGCGGTTTTCCTGGGCCTTGCGGACGGCGCGGCGCCGGGCGAACAGCGCGATTTCGTCGCTGAGCATGTCCCACAGCGACGTCACGGAGTCGATGACGAGCATGTTGAGCTTCCCGTCGACGCGGGGTTGCTGGATGCTCCAGCGGATCGCGTCGAGGATGTCCTGATAGGAGCCGTCGTGTTCGACGATCTCGTATCGGGCGCCGGGGACGCGGCCGTAGTAGTCCGCCGTCCCCTCGGTGCCGCCGATCTCGATCCAGTAGGTGTTGCCGATGAGGTCGGAGCCGGAGCCGCGCGCCGCCTCCCAGCTCTTGCCGGTCTTCTCCTGACCGGTGATCAGCACGATCGGCGGGTTCGGTCGGCCAGTGGGCTTCCGGCTCTTGCGGGTGCGCTGCGGCGCAGTAATACCAGCCACGGGACGGGGCCTTTCGCTTCGGGTCCTCCGGGTTGCTCTCCCGGATGGTGCGGTGCGCAGGGCCTTAACTTCTCACCCTGACGTCCGCTGTACCATTTTAGCGTGTTCGGGCGGTGAATCAATCCGCTGGCAGCGGAACGGACATGCGGATTTCGACGGCCGGTATCAAGGCAGGCAGGGACATGGTGGGCACGAACGTGCCAGCGGCGGGCGCCCCGGGATGGGTGCGCCCGCCGCTGTGGCGTGCAGGTTCGTAACGTCAGGAGGCTTGAGCCGCCTTGTCACCGGCCGCGAGTTCGTCCGTGCTCGCCCTGCCGCCGCTCCTCCTGCGTCTCCGACCGGTATCGGGAGTCGAAGCGCGGTCCGACGTTCTTCCGGCCGTTCTGCGGGCTCTGTCCCAGTCGGCGGCCGAGCTGCGAGGGGTTCAGGTCACCTCGTGGCATGAACCGGTGCCGCTCATCAGCGTCCCTGGCGGCCTTGTAGATCGCGTACAACTCCTCTTCGGAGACGACATTTGCGGGCTTGATCTCCGGCGCCCGCTCCTTCGCTATGTCGCCTTGGGCATCGTTCGGGTCCAGCACCTTCTTGGTGAGGTCGACCGGCTTGGGTACGGTCGTCTGGATCAGCGGGGTCGTGGCCTGCACCATCGGGCGCGGCGCTGGAACGTGCTGCTGGGGCGGCACGGAAGTGGGCGCGGAAGCATCGCGCAACGCGCCGGTCCCGCTCTCCTCAACCCAGTCCGAGCCCGCGCCACGAGCGCGGACGAACCCGGAGATGTGCAGCCCGAAGCTGCCGCCAAGCGGCACCATCGCGGCGACGGCACTGCCGACCGCGTACACGTACACGCGGTTCTCGACCATCACCGGCGGCGCACCGTCGGCACTGAACCATTCAGACAACGCGACCATCGCGTGGCCGACGTTCGCAGCGATCGAGATGCACAGCAGAAACGCGAAGATCAACCACAGCGACCAGTAGTAGCCGCCCTCAGCGCCCTCGGCGGAGCGCCGCCGGATCGAGGTCACCGCGCCGGCGTTGAAGGCCAGGAGCAGTTCCAGTGACCCGGCCATCGCTGCGGCAGCGAACGTGGGGAACCCAATGAGCCGCCCTGCCCAGTGGAGTTGGTAGAGGGAAGCAAGCATCATGCCGAAGCCCGCGGCCGCTGCTCCGATGCGAAGGTTGCGGTGCCAGTCCCGCAACTCGCGCTCGCCCTGTGTTATGGCACGGGTAGTAGGCAACTTCGACAAGACACGTCCCTTTCGTTCGGGTCTTCCCAGGGACCTATGCTCATCGGCCCCCAGGACGCCCAAACGATATAGGACCCTCCGCCGAACGCGCTGCGTCCGCCTCACCCATCCTCCGTCAACCGGCTGTGCAGGCAGCAGTTTTCACCAGTCGAGCGGCTTCTTCGGGGCGCGCCGGTCAGGACCCGTGATCTTCTTCAGGTACGCACGGGCCTCGATCCGGGAGAGCAGTCGCTCGCCGAGGACTGCCACGATTCCGTCACGTCGCAGGTTCGTGGAGAACGCGGTGGGCCTGCCCGCCGAGAGTCGGGAGTCGATCAGGTCGATCGTCTCCCGGCGCGCGAACTCCGTTGCCACGCCGTCCATTTCACCGCACAGCTCGTCGAGGATCAGCAGATCCGCCTCGACGTGGCGCTTGCGCACCATGTACGACGTCATGTCGCCCGGACCGCCGTCCGGGCGGCGCCACGTCAGGTACGTGGAGTGCTTGATGAACCGCACGACAAGGCCTTGGTCACTCGCCTCGTTGCCCAGCGCGGCGAGCGCCGTCGTCTTGCCCGAGCCGATATTGCCCGGTGCGATGAAGTGCATGGTGCTGGGCCGCGCCTTGTGCCGCTTGGCCTCGACGAGCGATCGGAGCCAGTCGCGCAGCACAGCGGGATGCTGCGCCGGATCAAGGTCGGCGAACCGCCACTTCAAGTAGTCGTCGTGCGCGGCCTCGCGCATGCTGTTCCTCCAGATGTTCTTGCGTGCGCGGGCTTGCGGCACCGCGACGTCCTCCCACAACGTCTCGTCGTCCTCGCCCGCAGGTGCGGGAACACCGAGCTGGGAGAGGTCGGCGCCGCCGCGTCGCAGTACCTCCACGAGGTGGTCGGTGATCTCGAACAGGCGCCGCGGCTCGCGCTCGGGAACGATGCGTTCGGCCGCCAGGGTGCTCATTGGCCGGGTCCTTCCTCGTCAGGCGGGGACGATGCCGAACATGGCGCCGTCATCGTCAGGGTGGTCTGTGGTGCTCGTGGTGGGCTCTTCCGGGGCGGCAGTCGGCCCCCAGGTCGCGGCGTCGCTGTAGGGGGCGGGTCGGCCGCCGAACTGGGTGGGCATGGGCTTGTTGTTCAACTCGTCGCTCAACGCCCTCTGGAATTGGTGGGCGGAAGGAAAGTGCACACCGGAGCGCTGGAAGGCCTTGGCGACCTGACGCTTGGTGTATTGGGCTTGCAACGCCTGCTGGCTCAGCTTGAGCAGTCCGAAGTACCAACCGGACTTCTGCTTGCCCGCGTACGGTCCGAGGTGTGTTGTCGCGTGCTCGTAGTACCAGGTGGCGACTTCGTCGGCGGGTGTCTTCTCCTTCGCCCCCTTCGCCTGCTTCGCATCGGCATCGGGTGCGGGGGCGGTGCGGTTCGGGGGCTTCTTCTTCACAGCCGGGCGGGCAGGCGGAGAGGTCGGACGAGGTTGCTGTTCCGGATCCGGCTGCGGGGCGGGCTGTGCGGGCTCGACGCCTTGCGTGGGCTGCTCTTGGCCTGCCGTGAAGCCGTCCGGGCCAAGGGAGGCATCGGGGTAGCGAACGCGGAACGAGCCGTCTTTCTGCTCCACGACGGGGATGTCCAGCTTCCCGCCGAAGGCCACGTAGTCGGCGGCCCACTGCTCGACGGGATACTCACTGATCGCCGCGCCCATGGCTGTCTTGCCATCGAGGAAGCGGCGCTTCTCCAGACGGTAGTAGCCGTGCGCGGCCAGCTCATGGAGGGCTTTACGGACGGCGTCGCGCCCTTCGCGGCCTTCACCGCGGGCGAGTTGTTCGGAGCGCACGTTCCAGCTGTCGGACTGGTCCAGGCAGTAGGTCAGCAGGCCGAGGGCACGGTAGCTGAGCCGGTTGTCTCGGGCGGTCCCGGACTCGACCTGGACGAAGTAGGTGCGCCGGTTGGTGCGCACCGCGCTGCGATTGCTCACGCTGCCGCCTCGCACGCCGTCTCCTGAAGCCGGAAGTGGGTGTGCCACGTCTTGCGGCCGCGGGTGCCCATCTCGTACACGCGCCGCGACTCGGCCATGCGTGCTTCGCGGAGTTCGGACAGCGGTTCGCGTGCTTGGTGGTTGGTCAGGTTGCAGGCGTCGGCCGCGTCCTGGACGGTGACCCAGTCGCCGTCGCTCTCCAGCACGAGGTAGCAGTACAGGCGGAACGCGCGGTCGGATATACCTCCGGCAAGCACCGGAGCAATGTCGGTCTGGGTGGACAACACGTTGATCCTTCGAGCAGGGGCCCGGCCGCTGAAAGCAGGTGAGCGGCCGGGCCGTTGTACGGCGGTGCGGCCTACTGCTCGCCGTCGCGGGTGGGCACGGCGGGGAGCATCGGCACGCCACGCAACAAGTCGTCGAGCTGTCCCTTGTGGTACGCGTCCAGCACGGCCTCCTCTCCGCCGTCCTTCCAGGAGAGGGTCACGGTGCCGGTGGGCTTGCCGCCGGGGATGCGCGTGATGCCGGGGATCACTTCGCCAGTGAGCTTGTCGACGATGACGCCGCTGTCCTTGTCGTACCTGGCGCGCTTGAGCATCCCGTCCCGGAAGGCAGGCCGGGCCTGGATGATGACCTCGATCTCGTCGTGCTCTTCGGCGAAGGCGTTGAACGCGTCCTCGTCGCCGACGATGTACTTGTCCTTGGAGAGGGCCACTGTGTGGGTGGCGACCGTGATGCCGTTGACCTTCGCATCCACGCGGCCCTGCCCCGCCGGTCCGTCGTACGCAGTGAGGAGCGGGCTCTTAACTGCGGCGATCTTCTCGTCGATCGCAGGAACGACGCGCTTCTTGAACAGCGTGGCGAAGACCGAGAGCAGTGCGGCGTCCCCCAGGGGCAGGGGGCTCTCCGGCGTCTGGTCGGCATCGTCGTGCGACATGGTGTCCTTTCTCACCCCAGGCGTGGCCCAGGGCTTTTCGGGTCTGTCCCGGGCGCGGTGCAGAGGGCGTCGCCAGTAAGTACGTCGTCCGGCGAAATCTGTGACACCTAGGCCCAGGTAGCTGAGTTGCTCTCCCAGCCACAACAAATAGTACAGCACACGTTGCCGAGTGCTGAGGGTGTCCCGACCTCGCAGACCCGGCAGCGGGGGTTGCCCCATCCCCATTGACACTGCCGATCCTCGGCGCAGGTCTATTGGTGGGCGAGTGCCTGCTCCACGGCGGTGTCGATGCTCCCATCCCAACTGGAAGTTGCCGTCCCCCCGAGGCAGCGCGAGGGCTTGCAAGAGCATGTCCTGCCCATCCCCTCAGCAGCGGCGCTTGGGTAGAACATGTCTATTTGCTGCGTTCAGTTACGGTTGTACTGATCGATCTTCCTAATGAAACGTGGTTGTTATGCCAAAGCGCCACCGCTGGCTGTCGCAGCTTGTGTGGACAGAGTTCTTGGCGCCCTGGATCTTCCCCATCAACCTTGACGGCACCAGGGAATGGAAGTGGTGGAATCCCCGGGGCTTGCTGCTGCTCGTCTGTAGCCCCGTGGCCGTGCTCTGGGCCCTTGGCCCGAACAATGACGCTCCATGGTGGGCTCGATGCCTGACCGCCCTCGCTGGCGTAGCCGGCGTGTCCATTCTCGTGCTCGCGATCATCGGGTACCGCAGGCTTGCCGCACCGCCCGCAGCGTCAAATGACTCTGCGGAGCACAGCCCATCCTGAGCCATCTCGGCTTCTAACCGCCTGAGCGCCGACCGACGTCGCGACACAATCCAGCCCTATCTCGTACCTTCCGCACAGCTCTCCCCGCTCGGTGACGTCACCAGTGGCGGGGCGGGCTCCGGCGCCGCCCCATCCGGAACGCGGACGGCACCGGTCCGGCGGCGGGCGCGGTCCGGCCATGACGGCATGCCCCGCTTGCGAGGCGGGGCGCCGCGGTTGAAGTCCGCGGGCTCGCAGACCACGCCCACCGCCGGCACACCGAACTGTCGGAAGGATCACCGTGACCGCGCCCGTGCACGCCCCCCGCTACACCACGTACGTTCCGCTTACCGACCTCGCCCCCGCACCCGGCAACCCGAAGAAGCACGAGGTCGAGCGGATCATCGAGAGCATCCGCACGCACGGGTTCGTCGACCAGCCCATCGCGGATGAGCGCACCGAGACCATCCTGGGCGGACACGGCCGCCGCGAAGCCCTGATCGAGATGCAGGCCCGCGGCGATCGACTCCCCGCCGGGCTCCTCCTGGACGACGACGGCGGTTGGCTCGTACCCGTCCAGCGCGGGTGGGCCTCCCGCTCCGACGCCGAGGCCAAAGCCCTGAACATCAAGCTCAACAAGATCGGGGCTGACGGTGGTTGGCAGCCACGGCCCCTCGCCGCGTACCTCGAAGACATCGTCACTGCCGACGCCGAGCTGTTCGACTCACTCGCCATCCCCGACGAGGAGTTGGAGCGCCTGCTGCGCCAGGTCGACCCCGAGACGCTACCCGGGGCCATCAACGAGGACCAGGCCTCTGTGCTGCACCTGCCGGATGCTGGCGGGGACGGCATGGAAAGTGGCGGTCTCAGCCCGGACGACGAGGGTCGCGCCCATCTGGCCACCTGCCCGGCCTGCGGCCACGCGTTCACGCCCGGCCGCTGAGTACGCCTCCCATGTCCCTACGCCGCAAGTCCCGCCGCTCCAACGCGGGCCGCCCCACCCTCCTGTCCGAAGAGGTGGAGGCTCGCATCCTCGCCGCGTCACGCTCGGGCATCGCCGTAGAACTCGCCGCCGAGGCTGCCGGTATCTCCAGTGCGACCTACCGCCGTTGGATGGCCCGGGGCCGCGCCGAAGTCACCGCCCGCGAGGACAGTCAGACCCCCAACCGGGACGAGGACGTCTACGTCGAGCTGTTCGAGAAGGTCCGCACCGCACGGGCGATGGCCGCCGCCCGCGCGATGGCCAATATCCGCCGCGTCGCAGACGGCGGGATCACCACCAAGATCACCACACGCAAATTCCGTGACCCGGAGACCGGCCAGATCGTCGAGGAGATCACCGAAGACCGCACAGCCCCGGACTGGCGCGCGGACGCCTGGTACCTGGAGCGGCAGCACCGCAGCCACTACGGAAAGGACGCCGCACTCGCCATCGAGATCACCGGCCTGGAGAGCGACGAACCGGCCCGAGAGGAAAGCGTCGACCTGACCGCGCTCGCCGAGCGCCTGAACCAGAGCCTGTTCGCCGTGCAATACCCGGACCCGCCTGCGCTGGAAGACGGCAACGTCGTAGAAGCCGAGGTCATCGACGGCTAAGGCTGGCCAACGCAGCACGCGACACTAACTCCGCCCGCCCCCCACAGTGCTCCCTCCCTGATCACAGTCACCGGAGGGCACACCACCCATGCAGATCATCTCTCGTGCCACGTGGGGCGCGAAGCCCTGGAACGGCACTCCCGCCACCATCTCGCTGTCGCAGCGCACCGAGTTCTTCGTCCACTACGACGGCGGTACCCCCATCACCCACACCGGGTACGCCATCATGCGGGCGATCGAGGCCGAGCATCTCGGCCAGGGCTGGGCCGGCGTCGGATACAACTTCGTCGTCGATCAGGCCGGAAACATCTACGAAGGCCGCGGCTGGACGCTGCAAGGCGCGCACTGCCCGAACCACAACGTGACCGGCATCGGAGTACAGATCGCCGTCGGCGGCGACCAGGAACCCAGCGCCAAGGCCCTGGCCGCATGCCGCGCCCTGTACGAGGAGGCGTGCAGGAAGACCGGCCGCATCCTCGCCAAGAAGGGACACAAGGACGGCTTCGCGACCGCCTGCCCCGGCACCAAGCTCTACGCGTGGGTGCAGGCCGGCATGCCCGCCGGGGACTACAAGCCTGCCCCCGACCCGGGCGGCTCCACCGGCTCGGGCACCACCGTCGCCCGCTACCAGGTCACCGTCAATGGTCTGCTGTACGGGTACGGCGCCACGGGCTCCCACGTCACCAAGGTCGGTGAGGCCCTGGTCAAGCGCGGCTTCGGCACGCACTACACCAGCGGCCCCGGGCCGACGTGGACCGATGCCGACACCGAGAACTACGCCGATTTCCAGAAGTCCCTGGGCTATAGCGGCAAGGCCGCGGACGGCGTCCCGGGCGAGGATTCCCTCAAGAAGCTGCTCGGCTCCCTGCCCGGCGGGGGCATCCCGCCGTTCCCCGGCAGCTCCTACTTCGGGCCGGGCAAGAACAACGCGCACATCACACTGCTCGGCACACAGCTCGTGAAGAAGGGCTTCGGCACGCACTACTCGTCCGGACCGGGCCCGAAGTGGTCTGACGCAGACCGCCAGAACGTCGCCGCCTTCCAGCGCTCCCGCTCGGAGCTGCGCGGCGACCCCGATGGCATCCCCGGCCCGACGACCTGGCGCCTGCTGTTCTCCTGACCTGACCCTTCGGATCGGTCCGTTCGTGCGAGCGGGCCGATCCCTGTCCTTGAAAGGCCCGCTCCTGTGGCTGGCGAGACCGTCATCACGCTGATCGGCAATCTGGTCGACGATCCCGAACTTCGCTTCACCCCGTCCGGCGCAGCCGTGGCTAAGTTCCGGATCGCGTCGACTCCCCGCGCCTTCGACCGGCAGACCAACGAGTGGAAGGACGGCGAGAGCCTGTTCCTGACCTGTGCCGTATGGCGCCAGGCGGCGGAGAACGTTGCAGAGTCACTGACCCGCGGTACCCGCGTCATCGTGCAGGGCCGCCTCAAGCAGCGCTCGTACGAGGATCGCGAGGGCGTCAAGCGCACCGTGTACGAACTCGACGTCGAGGACGTCGGCGTCAGCCTGAAGCACGCAACAGCGAACGTGACCAAGACCGGCACACATCGCACGGTCGCACCTGCGGGCCGACCGGTGGCCGACGACCAGTGGGCAGGTCCTCAGCCACCCTTCTGATCCAGGGCGGCATCGACACGCGTTGCGCGGGGGAAGGCGTTCCCCCGCGCAACGCGTCGTGCTTCTAAGCGGCTGAAGCGATCCACGCCTGGGGAAGCGTCAGCAGCTCCCCGTCAGTGTCCTGTTCACCTGTTTCGAGGGTGTCTGGGTTGCCGGCCGTCACTGGCAGCTCGACTGCGGCGCCTTCACCCTCCGCGGGCGGCTGCGGCACGCTGGGGTCCGGCTGCTCTGACGTGGTCGGCTGCTCGACGGTCGGCGAACCCGGGTCCACCGGGGCCGTCGGCTGCTCCGGTGCCGTCGGCTGCGCGGGCACCCTGGGTTGTACCTGCTCAATCGGCTTCGCAATCACCGGATCTGGAGTCGCTGTTGGTGTGGGCTCAGGCTTCTTCTCGTCAGGCTTGGGCTGCTCGCCCTCGTCTGTCTTCGGGACCGGAGCCGGATCGAGGCGGGGCACCACGGTCTCAGTGTCCTGCGCTCCGGAACCGCTCGTCGGGGTGGAACCCACGGGCGTGGGATCGGTTACCTGGACGACCCCTCCCGGCTTCACCTGAGTGTTCTGGTCAGGGTCGACCACCACCACAGGCGGCACATCGATACCGGCGGCGAGCGCCACGATGTCGCTCCCGTCCCCACCCTCGCGCGCGGGAGTGTTGTCGTTCACACCAAGCACCGCCTGAGCCGCCATCAACACAGGGGTGTCGATCAGAGGGTCCTGCTGAGCAGACAAAATGGTGCGCACGTCGTCCACATCGAGCCCGAGTGTGCCCAGCGTGAGGGCGGCGAGCCGTGGTGGCAGTGGATCAGCACCGCCCATCGCGTGCGCGGTTGATACCGACGTCGCTGGTGCTGCATGCAGCAGCTTCAGGTACTCGTTCAGCCGCCCCGTGTCCGTGCCCCACAGCACATACCGACCCGAGCGGGTCATGTTCGGGTACAGCTGTCGCGACGCCTCCTGCTTCGACCACGTTGCCGCATAGTCGGCGTCCCCGAAGATGCGCAGACCGATGCGTTCCTTGCCGTACGAGAACATGAAGATCGTCGAGTCCGGGCCCGTAGCGGCCTTGGTCGCCATCACCATCCCGTCGGAGTCGGTGCACTCCGCTTCCAGGTTGTCGATGGCGCTGCAGTTGATCTTCCCGGCGTCGGAGAAATATCGAAACGTCGGGTCGACAAAGGGCTCCACCTCGTTCTTGCCGTTGCGCCGCTTGTCGGACACATCCGTGGCGCCTGTACTGCCGTCCGGCGCGCTCGCCGCCATCCCGGCCTTGCCGATGTCGGTGAAGTGACCCACAGCCCAGCTTCCGGCGAGGGCCGGGATCAGCGCGGCCGCGATGGCCCACTTCCTGGCACGGCCATGGGGAGTTGAGCTGGGCTGGCGAGGCTCGGCGAGGGACGGTGGGGCGTCAACAGGCAGGGCCGACTCGCCTGAGCCGAGCAACTCGTCGAAGTCTTTGAACTCGGTGCAGTGCTCGCGCACCAAGCGCTCGACTTGTTCCAGCGGCAGCTCCGGCATGACCAAGCTCACCTGCCGCACAGCCGAATCGAAGGACTGCGGGCTCAGGAACAGGTGACGCTCGCCGTTGACGTTGACTACGCCCACGTCCGTCAGCGGCACACCGTCCTCGCCCTCCTCCGGCCCCAGGACATGAATCTTCAGCCGCGGCAGACCGTCGGGTATTGCACTCAACTCTGCCGATCTCTTTCCTCAGCGCTCCGCAGGATGCGCGCAATGCGGGCGGCCGTCTTCTCGGCACGCTCGGGCGTGATGGCCTCGATATCCGTGAGAACCAGGTGGCCTCCACCAGGCAGCTCAAGCTCCTCACGGTGGATCTCCGGCTCGTCCAGGCCATCGCCTGTCCCGGCGTCCTCGCGGGTCTCCTGCGGATTCTGGGCGCGCGCGTACTCCCTGAGCATCGCGTCCCTGGTGGCACGGACCCTCGACGGGCTGCGCCGGTAGCCGGACCGCAGCGCACCAGCTGCGGCCAGCATCTCGCGGGTCTCCTCGTCATGAGGGATGGGCCCGCCGTCCAGCGCCCGTTCCAGGCGCTCGCTCTGGTCAGCGCGTCGCGACATGTGCCCTCGCCTCTCGTGCCTCAACCCGTGTGCCAACAACTCTGCCTCTGCCCACTGCCGCCGTCAGCAGCTCCTCGACCAGCTGGGAAGACGATTCCCCGGCCGGCATGACCTCGGCGAGCTTGCGCAATGACCGTACCGTCAATGCGCGGACAGCCCCGTGCGTCTTCCCCATGATCTGCGCGGTGCGCCCCGGACTCTCGTCGTCGAAGAACCGCAGAATCAGGACCTGCCGTTGCTCGGGACGCAGTTTATGCAAGTGATCTGCGACAGCTTGCGCCAGTGCACGCCTCTCGGCGTACTCCTCTGGGCCCTGGCCGACGCGTGGCCGGTCGAGTTCGAGGTGATCGGCGCACAGCACTTCCGAGGGGCGCCGCTGCGCCAAACGCAAGTAGTCGAGCGTTGTGTTCTTTGTGATCGTGCGCAGCCAGCCGAGGAAGTTCGCACCTGGTCGGTACTTGCTGATGTTCTGGGCGACCTTCAGCCACACCTCCTGGCTCAGATCCTCCGCGACGTGCCCGTCCCGGATGTAGAAACGCACCCAGTGGTACACGGTGTCATTGAGTTCGTCGTACAAGGCCGCGATGGCGTCGGCCCCGCCCTCTCCGCCTGCCGCAGCACGCGTGACCAGGGCTTCCACGATGTCCGTCACGGCGTGATGTCCCCCTAGAGCCGATACTTCGCTGATCCCCTACAGCGCCGCCCCGAGGCTGCTCCCACAGCTCCCCCACAACGGGATGATCACGTTCCGGTGCGACGCTGAGGCAGCATAACCATCTTTTTACCGACATCACCCGAGGGGCTAACGGTACATAGCGACGCCCACTGTGCTATATGGTGCGGGCACGCGCCGGGAGAGCAACCCGGCGCCTCAGGACCCAAAGCGAAAGGCCCACCCCGTGCCCTCTCACGAGAACGCCACCGACACCGCCCTGATGCGACTGCCGTACGAGAAGTGGATCCCCATCGGCGCGGTCGCCCAGCGCGCCAAGGTCGACAACGACGCCGCCAAAAGCGTCGTACGTGTGGGTCGGCGACGCGGAGTGCTGCGCACGCGAGGCAACGGGGCTGCCCAGCAAGTCATGCGCGTCTACCCCGACCCGCGCCGCCCGAGCCGTCGCCCGACGAACGCACAGCACGAGTAGCCGCGCCCACCCCAACCGTCACCATTCGCCGTCAGACCCACGTGCACCTGATCGCTCCACCGACTCCGCACACCCTCCTGACGCTGCAACAGAGCGGAGCTCCCCCTCGGTGTAACAGATTCGGCCGCCGTACGTACTTATGGGTGCCGGACTGTACGCAACCGGCTCCGTCCGGCTGGAACGGTCCGCCGGGGGACACCAACGAGTGAACAAGGACGACCATGCCTCGCGGCGGCTCCAATACCTTGCTGAGTTTCGAAACGATTGCCGAGCGGATGGAAGTCCCAAAGCGCACCGTGCTCGACAACTACAGGGCCTGGGATATCCCCGTCGTGCGCGTCAGCGATCGCATCCTTCGCGTCCGGGAGCGCGATTTCGAGGCATGGATCGACGCGCGTACGGAGTGAATTCCACACATCGGCACGGGCGTTAATGCCGTAAATGCAGGGATGCACCACCCACCGACGCGCCCCCGCTCGCCAGCTTGACCAGCCACGGCTGGGCCTGCATAGAGTCCAACTCCCCTGGCCAGGGAGTCATCTGAGAATCAATCAAGATCATGAAAGGCTTCCCCGTGTCACGCATGCCCACCGTCTACAAGCGGTGCGACTGCCCTGACCAGAACAGACCCAAGAAAGGCGGATGCCGCCACAGCTGGTCCTACAACCGCACAAAGAGTGACGGTAACCGCACGCGCGCCACGCTTCCTGACTCAGTTGGCCTGACCGAAGCCCAGGCTCAAGCAGCCCTGGACGGCATAGGTCCCGGCGCAACTCCGGAACCCGTCAAGGCAAACCTCACTTTCGGCCAGTGGGCGGCTGACTGGCTCGGCAGGCGCCGGGCGACGGAGACCACTGTCGAGAAGTACGAGATATCCATCCGCCTACACCTCCATCCACGCTGGGGAAAACAGCGCCTCCGGACCATCGAGAAGCGCCAGGTCGAAGCCTGGGTCCAGGAGTTGGAGGCCAACGAGAACCTCGCCAACTCCACTGCTTTGAACCACTGGAAGGTCTTCAAATCGGTGATCAAAGATGCCCTGCAGAACGGGCAGATCACCTCCAACCCCACCTACGAGGTCGAGGGGCCCTACGTAGGCGCGTCGGAGTGGTACGTCTTCACCCCCGACGAGTGCTGGGCGATCTATGACGAGTTCCCTCACCGCTACCGCCTCATCCCTATGCTCGGCTTTGCTTGCGGCACCCGGCAGGCAGAGGCGTTCGGCGTGTGTGACGACGTGATCGACACCGACAGGAAGCTACTGACCGTGCGTCGGCAGGTGCTGAAGGTCAAGGAGACCAAGTACAGGCCCCACCTCGTCGAACGCCTCAAGACGAGCCCCCGTCTCAGCTCGAAAGAGGCACCTATGCCCTCGTTCCTCCAGGATGCCCTGGAGGAACACATGGAGCGCTTCCCGCCGCTCCTCACGGAGAACATCGTGTGGGAGCACAGGAAGAAGGTCGATGACTGCAGGCGCACCACGGCTCGTGCCCTCTTTTGGACGCCATACAAGAACCTCATGTCCGGGAACTACTTCAACGACTACTTGTGGCGCCCCACAATGCGGAAGCTGGGCATCAAGGATGAAAACGGGGGCCTTCCGACCTTCCATGACCTTCGGCACACCTTCATCTCCACGTGCCTCCAGAACAACATCCCTGAACACACAGTGGCCGCGTGGGTGGGCGACTCCGTCGAGGAGCTGCGACGCACCTATAGCCACCTTCTGCGGAACCACGTGGACACGCACGGGGCTGTGGCTGCCCGCCTCACTGCGCGTCCACAGCCCTCCAGCGCTGTCGCCGCAGCGTGA